GGGATACAGCTAGCGTATAAGCTGAGGGAGGAGGATATCACTTGCAAGATGAAAACTATTGACAACTGAAAAAGAATCTGATAGAATACCAGGCGAGGGGGCAGGAATGCCCTTTTGCCTGGTATCTTTTTTTGAAAAGGGTCATAGTTTAATACAGTAAAGCAATAAAGTGTTCTTTAGTTAAGTAAAGTGTAACACTTTAGTGTGTTGAAACATCTTTAACACTTTAGCGTGGTGGCGTATTAGTGTATTAACACTTTAATGAGCTAAAGTTTAGTGTTTTAGTGTGTGAAAGCGTGTTTATGAAAATTTGAAAATTTCCTCACCTATGCGTACCTTAGGCGTTTTTTTAATTTTTCCCAGCAATATAGTATATATATGTATATATGGATATATGTATGGATATATGTATTATAGTATATATTGATGAGTGTGTGTTGATTAGAAAATAATAGATAGTATGGGTGCGATATAGTTAAAAACAAAAGAAGATAGATAAACAGATAAAACATGTCGGGATATAGAAAACTTGAAGAAAAGCTAATAATTTAAAATCTGCTTACAATATTAAAAATTTGTGCGTGAATATTTTGGCTTTGGTTTTGGTTTTAATTTTTTCTTGTTTGCTTATTTGTTTGAACTTAGCAGAACAAAATTTTAAATTGTTTTTTTGCAAAATTCATCTGTTTAATTTTTTTGTTTGCTAATAAAATGTTCTCAAAAAAATTTTGGTACACATTATTTTGGGTAAATTTAATGCGTGAATGTAATGTAGCGCTGTTTGAATTTACAGAAAATTTTTGCTGCTACCATTTTCATTGTGTTTATTGTATTTGAGCAAAAACAAATTTAAATTTATTTAATTGAAATTTTGCTTGACTTTGCTTGAATCTTATGTTATAATCAATATACAAGATAGCTATAAGTGAATCAACTTATTGACCTATCCATAAATAGATGAACTATAAAATTCAAAACGAAAATTTTATACATAGAATGAAACATAAAATTGAAATCCAAAATTCTACTAGAAAATTTGAATTGAAAATTTTATTTTGAAAAAGGGGCTGGAAAATTTGAAACGGAAAATCCAAAACCGAAAATTAGAAGCGGTGTTTGGAACGGGAATTTTGATTTACGGAATTTATATTTGGAAATTCATTCCTGAAAATCAAAATCAAAAATTTGAATCCAGAATTGAACCACAAAATTCAATTTCAGAAAGTTTTAATTGGTTTTTCGAATCTGATGAAAAGACCAGAACATTGTTTCAGATTGAAAAAACGAATTATAAAATCGAAAAGCAAAATCTTGAAGTTGAAAAATGGCATCCATTTTTTGAAATCAATAATCAGGATAGATATGTTGTTCAATGTATTGTAGCAGGTGAAGCTGGCTATGAACCTATGGAAGGTAAAATGGCTGTCGCTCAGTGTATTTTAAATGGAATGAAAAAAGAAAATTGTGGCCCAAAGCAGCTGAAAAAATTATATCAATATTCTGGTTGGAAAACAAATCTGAATACTGAATTGCCCGAAAATTGGGCTGAAGTAAAAGAAGCTGTAGATAGAGTTTTTGATAATGGCGAATTTGTATCAGAAAATCCAATTCTATTTTTCTATGCGCCAAAATATTCCAGTGGTAAATTTCATCGAACTTTACCGCATGACCAAGTTATTGGAGGACATTCATTCCACTATCTTGAAGAAGATGTAAATGCGGATTGGTTTTTAAATTTGAAAGGGGTAGATTAAATGAAAATTTTATTCCTATGTCTAAAGATTTTAATTCTGTTAACAGTATGCGTTACTTTTTATATTTTTCTAATTTGGCTATTAAACTATAAGTGGGATTGTGGTCTTATTGGGACTTTGGTTTCTTCTTTTATTACTTGTGTTGTAGGGACATATTTAGGTTGTCGCTTTTTTTGTTTTTTAATTTATAAATTCAGGAGGTAGATTAAAATGGGTATTCGTATGGATGGCAAGGCTTTGGCTGATAAAATTGCCGTTAACTTAAAGCAACGATGTGAAAATTTGAAAAGCAAGAATCTAATCCCAAGTGTTGATATTTACACTACAGACGATGACCCTATTGCTAATATGTATTTGCGTAGCAAATTAAATCGTTGCCAAGAAATTGGAATTGAAACTGTAGTAAAAAATTGCAGCGAATACGATACTTTGGACATTATTAGAAGTATATCAAATTCTAACAATCCTGTAATTATTGAAGAACCAATTCCTTCTGTTATTGATAAAGAATTGCTTTGCGGCATTCTAATCTCCCGGAGGGACTTGGACGGATGGTCTATGTGGAATAAAGCAAAACTGTATTCTAATGCAGAGCCTAATTTTTATCCATGCACGCCAAAAGGAATTATGCGGCTACTAAAAGAATATAATGTAGAATTTGAAGGTAAAAATGCTCTTGTAATTGGTCGCAGTGATATTGTTGGACATCCTATTGCATGGATGTTGAGCCAGAATGGCTGTACTGTTACTATGGCCCATAGTGGTACAAATGAATCTGACCTTGTAAATTTTGCTATTACTGCAGATATTATTATTTCTGCTGTTGGCAAGCCAAACATTATTGATTTTAACGAATTTAACGATGAATGTTTTGGAGTGGGTGAAAAATTACTTTCTGATAAAGTGATTATTGATGTTGGCATGAACTTTGAGGATGGAATTTTGGTAGGCGATTTTACTGAAGATTTTAAATCTAAAGCTGTGCTATGGAATTCTGTCCGAGGATGTATTGGGCCAATGACAACAATTTCTCTTTGTGAGAATGTATTGGAATTTTATGAAAGAGAGGTTGATGATTGATGGCATTAACTTACGAGCCATTTGATACGATCACAGTTAGCAAAGTAAATGAAAAACTGGGGGGGCGTGGAAAAACTTAATCAGGAATTTAATGGTTATCTATCGTTAAATGGCGGAACTTTGACGGGAGATTTAAATTTAAATGCTAATTCTTTGTATTTAAATACGGATGGATACCAAATAAACTCGTCCTCTGGCCGTTTGCAAATTAAACAGGCTACAGATTTAACGCCAAATAGCGTAGCTATTACTGAATACAATGATAATGAAAATAAACAACTGCATTTTGTTGTAAATGACAGCTCAGATGGTAGTCATAATACACAAGTCGTATTAAAAAAGAATGCTCTGCAACTATATAATAACGCTATTAGTAACGGTTCAACAACTACAGACTATGTAAATATAAAAGGTGTTGCTGATGGAATAGACACCCATGACGCTGTTAATTTGGGGCAACTTAATAGCAAAAGTACACAAATTTTTGATGGTGTGTGTATTGGTTTTAACGGGAACAAATGCGACATGGTGTTTAATGAAGAAAACCACAATATATTATATTATGGCGTTCCTCCAGAAATTAATAATAATTATGCAGTGTATGTACCTAATAATGATATATCACGAGCTTTTATTATTACAACAACAACTGACATTGCTAGTTATTATAAGAAAATGGCAATAGATTATGGTGGCATTTCTTGCGTTACGGCGACTCAATCTCGTGGTGATAATACATTAGATTTATATATTACCACTCCTGATGGCTTGCCTAGCGATGATTTAATAACTAGTTTAACATCTTATTTAAATTCAGAAACGATTAAAAAAAGAATGGCTATTGCTATAGATATTCAAGTAATGGCACCTACATCAGATACTTTAACAAGTTATATTCAATTAAAGCAAGAAACGGGCTATACATTCGCAAGCACAGCCGATGCTGTAAAGGAAAATCTTGCGAATTTTTTTAGTGTTAATAGATTGGGATTAGTTAATATACGAGAACAAATGTTAAATATTATAAATACAACCCCTCATGTTTTATCATCTTATACTAAATTAATAGCGCCAAAGAAAAATACCGCGAATTCTGAAAATTTAATGATTAAATTAGGCCGCGTAACGACACAAGGAAAGACGTAATTTATTTATTAAAGCCCCTTGACAATCATCCCAACTTCTGCTATACTAAAACCATGGAGGCGAGGTAAATGAAAATCAATTATTCTATTGAATTAGAAACTGATGAAAATAATAAGCCTTTGTGGTGCAGTGTAAATTATGTTCTTCGATATTATTGTGAAAACATGACTACAGAACAAGCAATTTCGTCTGCAATTTTAGCTTATGAAAAACTTGACACAGTAAAAGATGGGGTATATAATAAAGCTGTATTTTGGCCTGATAAGCTGATTGAGATGATTAACAAGCAGATGGTTCATTGTTATAAGGTCAGTGCTACTAAGCATTATTTTGATAAATGTAGAATTTTACATTTGCCTAAGAATTGCTATAAGGCCATGATACATGGCGAAATCATCGAAGCAGAAGTTAGAAATGGTTTTGTTGTAAAAATTGTTACTAGATTGCCAAATCGTAGGTATATGACCGAAGATATTTGTGCCGCGATTTTGCTTCATTCTGAAGATTTTTATGACGCTAAAGTCAAGACTGTGTGGACAAACCAAGCAGATGACAACCATAGCACGATTGATGTTTCAAATTATATAAAAAGTTGAAAAAAGTGCTTGACAAGTCTTTTAAAGCATGATATACTTATTACAATAAAACAAAGGAGAGATTGAAATGTCTCGAAAAGAATTGAAATACACATATTCCAGCGTCAAGTCGCCCTGTAAGGGATGTTGTGATAGATATGTTGGGTGTCATGGTTCTTGTGTTGGATATAAGGCTTATCATGATGAGCTGAACAGAATTCGGGCCAAGGAGTTTGAGTTCAAAAAGCTAGACAATATGTGTAATTCAATTTTAAGCAAAACCACAATTTCAAAAGATTTTATTGGACTTTATTAAAAAGTTCTTGACAAAGAAAAGAAATTGTGGTATAATTAAATTAAAGTTTGCGGTTAGCTTGTAAAACCGCTTATAACCTCGCACAGCTCAACTGGTCTGAGCATCCGATTTATAATCGGAAGATTGTGTGTTCGAGCCACACTGCGAGGCCCATGAAAGAAAATAAAAAATCTTTCAAAAAAACGCTTGACAAAGCAAACAGAATGTGATAAACTTAAATCACAAAACAAGAAAGGAAGATTTAAATGAACAGTATTGATAAGAAGCGTAATCAACTGAGAGATACCGCTTTCAAGCTGGTGTATAAGCACCCTTACAGTATGGTGCGAACCAAGATTGATAGGATTGGCCGTCAGATTAGAGAAATTGATAACAAATTTGTTAAGACCGTTGATTCTGATAAGTAAGGTAATATCGGTTTAGGCCGTTATTATACCAGAAGCCAGTTGGGTTTAGCGGATTTCTTGAAGGCTTCTAAAATAACAAGAAAGATGCCGTGGCCACTACGATAGTGTGGCAAATATGCGGATGTAGCTCAAGCTGAGCGTGTGCCGATTTAGGGAGCACAAGGCGTAGGTTCAATTCCTGCCATCCGCTCAAACTTGAATGGCTGGTGTAAGTATAAATCTCCAGCTACCAGAGGCCATGTTGGTTATGTTTACGGTTAAACGGTTAGTTCATCACTTAACTGTAAAATTTGTAAAAAACCAGTCGGGTATACACGATGTTCTACGGACGCATGGCAAATATGGGAAGATATGGTATAAATTACTAGAAGTCACAAATAGATGTTTAACTGATGAAGCGTTTCTGGAAGTAGGACAGAGTTGGTGTCATGCGCCACTTCTTCCAAAAAGTGAATGAAAGTAATTTTAGACAGTTCGAGTCTGTCACTTCCCTCTAAAAGCTGGATTAGCTCAGATGGCAGAGCCGTTCACTTGTAATGAAAAGGTCATCCGTTCAAATCGGATATCCAGCTCCAGTCCGCCTATTGGGATTCTCCGCAATCGTAAGTGCTTAAAGCCGCTAAGTCATTGACCCACAATGGCGAAATGAGAATTAGGACAGCGTGGAGTCAAGAGTACGCTGAAAGTAGGATAATATATGCTCTTGGCAAATCTACTATTACAAATGGTAGTTGACAGATGCCAACACGGCAACGAAACCCTGCAAACGGCTAGAGAGGGCACTGATAGGTGAATAGCCTAGTCCTATCAACAATTTAATAGGCAATATCTATAAAAGCGTCCTAAGAATTGGAAATGCCAAATGATATTGCTAATAACAAACCGAGGAGAAACATAAAATAAATTATGGGTGGAAGGGCGAAAGGTCTCGAAGGCCAAGAGCGTGTAGGTTTGTTAATCTTTAGAAAGGAGATGATTCCAATGCAGTATCAGGATTTTGAAGAGATGCTTTATGGCACTAACTACAATGTTCATTCTACTAAGTAAGGGCTTATGCCCTATATATGGGTTGATTAAGTAAAACTTATGAGACCCCACCCCCCTCCCGAAAAGGTAAAAAGAAGTACAATCCTCATACTCACTACCTATAATGGGTTGGATGAATAAAGGTGAGACTATAACTCCCCGTGCCGCAGCTAGTTGAGACGGGCTGGTCTCAAAAACCAGTACATTAGAAACATCGTGGGCGCACATCCCACCGGGGAGACCAACAAATAAGGGTAGCGTTGGCCTAATTAACCAATGAGTAACATTGCTCCTTCAATGGGCCTTATTTGAATAATAAATAATATCTAAGGAGAGATATTTATATGTACGAAAAACGAGTTGTTGGAATTTCAGGTTATGAAGAATATCAGTGTGACACTGAGGGCACGGTATATGGAAAGAATGGCAAACCGTTAAAACCAAATATCAATAGTCATGGATATAAATATGTCGTGTTTTGTGTTAACGGTAAATGTAAAACTATGATGGTGCATAGAATAATTGCTTGTACTTTTATACCAAATCCAAGAAATGTTAATGTCATCAATCATAAAGATGGTATAAAAACAAACAACAATGTAGAAAACCTTGAATGGTGTACGATAACAGAAAATATGATTCATGCTAGAGATGTTTTGGGCTATTTCGTAGGAGATAGAAATCCTAATGCCAAACCAATTATAGGAATAGATAAAGTTACTAAACAAGTCATATATTCTTTTGATTGTTTAGCTGATGCGGCAAGATATTTTTCTCCTGACAATGATACAAAAGCTAGACATATTCAAAATATTATTTCACAAGTCACGAAGCAAAAGAACCATCATAAATCTTATAAGCATTGCATTTGGTAGTATTTTGATACTTAATCTGGTCTTTAAGGGGCTGAACCACAATCAACCCCATTCCAATTGGTCTATACAGAAGCTATCGTCACCTGTATAGTAAAACCCGGCTAAGGCCAACAGTAAAACGATAGTGCTGTTGGATAGATAGAGTAAACGTGGGTTGGGACTTACCTTATGTCACTCTATCAAGGCTTCTCAAGGGTTGAGCCTATCAACCCTATCCCACCTGGCCAACACTTCCATAAAAACTTCTCCTTTTTTGTACCTCCTAACTTTACCTCCTTCTGTTCTTGTCCTATAGTGCTGGCCTTTTATAAATTCCCGAATTTGTTAATAGCGAGTTCGGGAATTTATTTTCTAAAAATTTAATTTTATTGTTGACAAGGTACAAACAATATGCTATACTAAAATCAAATTAAGGAGGTAATAAATATGATTAACGCTTATGTGAGCTATATGAAGGCTGAGAAGATGTCTGAGAACACCATGCGTGGTTATACTAATCATATCAATCAGATGTTAAATATGGTAAACAAGCCTGAGTCTGATATTACTTATCTTGACCTTGTGAACTGGAAAGCCGATATTAGCCGTCTGGCTAGCGCTACGGTTGCTAATAAAGTGGCTGCTATTAAGAGTTATTTTGGTTTTCTTGTAAATGCTCAAATCATTGGTTCTGACCCCAGCCAGAATCTTAGCCGTCCTACGAATATTAAGAACAAAGAAAAGCCTTATGTAAGCGAAGATGACGCTAAAATGCTTGTTAAGTTTGCTAGAACACCTCGCGATAAGGCCATATTTAAGTTTTTGCTTTCTACTGGTGTTCGATTCTGTGAGATGGCGAATATTACTATCGAGCAATACAAACAGGCTATAGAATCTGACAGAACTATCGAACTGTCTGTGACTAAGGGTGATAAAGGCGGCAAGATTTTTATTAACGATTCTACTAAGGCCGCTATTGATACTTACCTTCGTATTCGAGACGATGAATGTCCTTATTTGTTTGCTTCTGAAAGAGCACATAAATTAAGTGACAATTCTGTATCTCATACTATTAAGGTTGCGGCTAGACGCGCTGGTTTGCCTTATTGGAGCGACCTAAGTTGCCATAGTCTTAGAGCCGCTTGTGCTACCATCATGAATGATAAAAACGTGCCTGTTGGTACTATTAGTAAGGTCTTACGTCATAGCTCTTTGAGCGTGACTACAAGATATATCAAGACGAGTCAGAATAATATCAATAATGCTACGGCGTTAATGGAGTTTTAAATTATGAAAAATGAAATCCTTCGAGCAATTTATGATTATTTTGATTGGGTAGATTGTGCCAGTTGCCGATTTGATGAAAAAGTAGCTTACAAAGATTGTGATGGTTATTCCTCTAGAACTATAAATTGGGCTATTAGTAAAGATGTCGCGGAATCTTTTGCTAATAAAATTATGAAAATTATTAAGGAGAAAAATTATGAGTAACAAAGCAAAGAAGTGGCAAGAAGGAGACTATGTTATTCGTGTAACGGGTAATCATATCACGGCTACCAAGTTTATCCAAGAACAAAAGAATTTTATGAATACTACTCTTGATGCAACAAAGGCGTATAAAGGTATCGCTGCCTGTGACCCCCAAGATGAATTTGATTTGAGCGAAGGAGTTAAGATGGCTATGAACCGTCTAAATTTATTGGTAAATGATAAGTTTAGTAATGAAATTAAGGTTGGCGATACTGTAAAAATCATCAATTTTGGAAAGTTTTATACTACTTATTGTAATTGGGTTGACAAGTATGTGACTTCCGGTTATGATAAGTGTAGATACGCTTTTAAGCAGACTCCTAACAATAATATTGGTAAGGTTCTATATATGGCAAAGCATGGAGCACAGAATACGATGCTTGCTTTTATCGAAGTTAAAATCGCTGAAGGTTATACTGACCCTTGTTATCTTATCAGTGTAGAGGGGCTAAAGAAGCTATGAAACAATCATGGAATGGCTGGAGTTATCCTAAAATGATGCCTGAAATCGTCGAAGCCGTTGAAACACATTTTTGTGATGATAAAGATATTATTGTTGATTGTATGCTATATTTAAAAAATGCAACTGCTAGAGTCGAAGATTTGAATACGATTAACAAGTGGTTTGATGATAATAATAGATGCCACGTCTGCGGTTGTGAACTTGAAACGGTTACAACAAAAGAACCCCATTTTGAACTTGGACCTGACGTATATGAAAATCTGGTAGATTATTATTGTCCTAATTGCATTGGACTCCTCGATGAACGGAGATAAATAAAATGGATAAAAGAATCAAAGCAAGATTAGAACGTGAAAAACTAAATGAAATGATTAAGTCTAGTCCGAAGTTAAAGGCTTTTCTTGATGCAGCTACGGACGAAACTGAGAATCAAGACTTAAAAGACTTGATTCAGCCTGTACTTGTAGACGCTTTTGACAAGATTCGCCTACAAGGAATCAATATTGGCTGGCACGCTCACGCTATGCAATGTAAGAAGAAGATTGAATCTTGCGATACATTGGAGCAAGCTATTGAGCTTATGTCCAAAGAAGTTCAAGAGACTGCTGATAAACTAGGAATTAAGGTGGAAGAGGAATAATATTATGGAGAAGTTAGAAGAAAAGAACAAGAAAATGACTCCATTATCTCAAATCCATAAATTTTGCATTGACTGCCTAGGTGGACAATCCAAACTTGTTAAGGGATGTACGTCTAAAAACTGCCCTTTGTATCCTTATAGAACAGGTCATAACACCAATTCTAAACGTGCAATGACCGATGAACAGCGTCAGATGGCCGCAGAACGGCTAAAGAAGGCCAGAGAAGCTAAGAAAGGAGAATAGTATGAAGCGGTATGAAAAAATTGAGGCTGTCTTTTGTCGTGATACGAATGGGACAAAGCGTCTTATCCTAAATAATTATCGTAATCCTACTGTTGCCTATCTCAAAGACAATATATGGTTGTTTACTGAAAAGGTAGACGGAACAAATATTTGTGTTCATTGGGATGGACATAAGGTTGAGTTTGGTGGTCGTACCGATAAGACACAGATTCCGGGGCCTCTTCTTAGTAGGCTAAATGAGATGTTTATGACCACTGAAGCCGAAGAACTGTTTGAGCAGACATGGGGCGATAAGGAGGTCATCTTGTTTGGTGAGGGCTACGGCCCTAAGATACAAAACGGCGGTGAATATCGTTCTGACGTGTCTTTTATTCTCTTTGATGTTCTGGTAGGAGATAATTATCAAGAACGTGAATGGGTGGAGAAAACAGCACAAATGTTCAACATTGACGTTGTTCCTATTGTGCTTACAGATACTATTCAGGATGGCATTGATTATGTTATGAAACATCCTCGGTCTACTATGGGGACTGCCATGATGGAAGGCGTTGTTGGTAGACCTATGATTGAGTTGAGAGACAGGTGTGGGGAAAGAGTAATCATAAAGATTAAGTGGGAAGATTTTAAGCACTTCGCTACATAAAGTTACTATGTTTTCTGGTTTATTTTCAATTTATTTATCTAAGCAATATAAGTTGATAGGTTAATAACACAGGCCCTTTCTGTGTTCAAATTATAATAAAATTATAGAGGTATGAAAAATGGATATTTTAAACAAGAGCAAAAATTTTTATCGTTGTGTTGGTAGTGTATATGAGATTGGGCTGAAGAGAGAGCCTTGTGAGGTAAGAATTTTCGAGAATGGTGTCGCAACAGGCGAGAAGGTTAAGGCTGAGTGTATTAAGGGCAAGTTTGGTGTTCGCACTGACGGCGGCATTGTCACCTTTATGATTTACTTTGCGTCCAAGGGTCTGGATGGCCAGGAATCTCGCCAGTGGAAGATGGCTACTGATATGATGGAACTAAACCCTGAAGTTGGCGGAAATGGCAATACTCCCTCTGTTGTTGTAGTTGAAGGCCGTCTTGAGAACAATATGTTTATGAGCCGTGATGGTAAGGAGGTTAAGGAAGCCCCTCAGTTCCGTGTGAGTAAGGTATCCACTACTGCTTACAAGGAAGGTATGGAATATGGTATCACTGTTAATATGAGCGGTTGCATGACCAAGAATGTGCCTGAGACTAAGATGGTTGATGGTGAGGCTGAGGAAACTGGCCGTGGTGTGATGACTGTGTATATGGCTAATGGTAAGGGTGAGGTGTTCCCCGTTACTGTTATTGTACCTGATGACCTTGTAGATGATGTTAATGACGCTGTTGAAAATGGTTGTACCATTGACGCTACTTTAGACGTAAACACCATTACTTTTGGCGGTGTAGCCAAGAAGCATGGTATTGGTCGTGCTGGTAAGATTGATACCTCTAATGTATCTACTCGTACCGAGTTTGTACTTGCTGGCATGGACATTGTTGAGGAACCTGATGAGCTGTATATCGAAGATGAGGACGGTAAGCAGACACCTGTTAAAACTTTCTGGATGGACCCTGACACCGTGAAGAAGGCCATTAAGCAGTATAATATGCGTAAGGATGAGTTCGCTAAGAATGGTGGAAACAAGGCTGACTCTGGTAGTAGTCTAAAGGATAAGAAGGTCGCATATAAAGCAAAGCGTAGCGTAGGTAAGAAGGCCGATTTTGACGGGTTTGGCGATGATGACGATATGAGTCCATTCCCTGCGGCTAATGAAGTATCCGATGACGATGAATTTTAAGGGGTAATGTGGGATGGCACTTGATATCTTGAATCTTGAAGAAAGTACTATTACTGGAGGGCTTGAGGGCAAGGTTCTTGGGTGGTATGGTACTAATAATGTTGGTAAAAGCCATGTCGCTTCTAAATTGTTCCCTGGAAAAACATTGTGGCTAGCTACAGAAAATGGAACTAACGCTATTACTGGTATGCGTAAAGCAAATATTGATACATGGAATGATTTCCGACAGGTTGTATCTCAGCTTACCGTTAAGAATGAAAAGAAGCGTGAGAAGGTTCGAGCTATGTACCAATGCGTTGTGGTAGACGTTGCTGACCGTCTACCTAACTTGGCGACTGCTTATATTATTTCTACCTATAATACTCAAAACGCTGAGAAACCCGATTTTAGGCCTATTACTGAGCTTTCTGGAATTCCTTATGGCGGCGGCTACGCCATGCTAAATAAGGAAATGGATACTCAAATCAATAAGCTAGCTCTTTCCGGTTATTGTATTGTCCTTATTTTTCACGATGAAATTCGTAAAATTAAAGATGGGACAGAAGAATATGAGTATATTGTTCCTAAGAATACCTTCAGTAAGGCTGGCAATGCTCTAAAAGATATTCCTGACTTTATGATTTATCTTGAGTCTCAAGGCGTGGACGAGAATGGTAAGGCGTTGCTATCTATCGGCCATTGTGTGCAACATAAGGAATATTTTGCCCGCAGTCGGTTTACTGAGTGCCCTGAGACAATCAGCCCCTTTACTGCCGATAATCTAAAGGAAACTGTACGTATTGCGTGTGAGCGTGAGGCCGAGAAGCAAGGTGTGTCTACTATCACTTATGCAGAGGAAGAAGCCCAGCGTGAAAAGGAAAAGACTGAAAAGAAGAAGTCTGCGTCTGAATTGATTGATGAGGTTAAGCCCATTTATGGCGCTTTGCGCAAAGCCAAGCTAACCGCAGCCGTCAATAAAATTGTTGGCGATTTCCTTGGTTATGACGAAAACGATAAGCCCAATAAGATTAGTGAGGCTAATGATTCTCAGGTCGAGGCACTACAATACATCTATGATAAGCTGGTAGACTTGGCAGAGGAAAAAGATATTAGCTGGGAAGAATAAACCAAACCAAAGACGGCTGGCCTATGCTGGCCGTCTTTTTCAATAAAGGAGAAAAATATGAATCTTTTTAAACGTACCTATCATTATTATATCGTTTTTACTTATGAAGTTGATGGATTCACTAAAACAGCCGCTTCTTACTATGAGCTAAATTGTAAGCTAGATACCCAAGATGCTTTGAAAGCCGCTATTGAATATTTAAACAAAAAGATGGAAGTTGACAATGTTATCCTTATGAACATTGTGCCTTTAAAGAAGTGATTATATGGCTAAATTATCTGAACAAGAAAAACTGGATAGACGTAAAGTCACAGATTTGATTCAATCTATGTGGGGCGAAGATGCTAACTGGAAGTTGCTAACCGCTCAACTCAAAAACATTATGAAAGAATATGACCTAACGCATAAAGATGTGTATTATATTCTTAAATATTGCAAAGACTATGAGCAAGTAGTGGTTGATGGTGAGTATGGGTTGTATCAGTTATTCCCCAAATATATTGATGCTACACAGATGTTCAGAACTAAGTTGGCCGAAGCAAAAGAGAAAGCAAATGAAATAGGTACAATTCTACCTATTAAGGTTAAAAAGTATCGGCCTCAAAGAAAGATTAAAGATGATTTGACTTTTGATTGATAAAGCAGTATAATCAAGACAAAGGAGGGATAATATGACAGTAGCAGAACTAAAGCAAGCATTATCCAAATACCCAGACAATATGAAGGTTAAAGTTAATATCGACCGAGAACTTAGAATACTAGATGATGTGTCATGGGGCGTTGATATGGACACTAATATTACCTATGTTTGGCTGGTTGGCAAGGAGAAGAAGTGATGAAGGTACTGTATTATGCTGTATTCATCGAAGGTAGGCCATATTATTTTGGTCTCGAAGAGCTTGCTAAAGCATTTGATTTCTCTAACGGTTATTGGTTGATACAAATGGCTTACATCAACACTGACAGACAATTAAAATATAGGTATTTTAATCGAGAGAGATGGGAGTTTATTGATTGATGCTTTATTCTTCTAATTACAGCGCTTTACTGCTCGGTTGTTTGATGAATAATACCCAACTTCTATTCAATCCATCTTATCCTTTAACAAAGACCGATTTTGACCCTGAACCGGTACACCGTATCATCTTTATCGCTACTTGCAAGTTAGCTGAAGCTGGCGCTGGTAACGTTAGTGAAGTTGAGATTGATAATTATGTCAAAGACTATCCGGCTCAATATGAAACGCTAAACGACAACAATTTTCTTGACTTTGTACCAACTGTAAAAGAGCTATGTTCACCTGAGAGTTTTGAGCTATATTATACCACCTTGCGTAAGTTCAGCCTATTGCGTGAGCTTAAAGAGGATGGGTATAATATTGCTGATTACTATGATGAAATGCTCGATGAGACGGAGCAAATGGCCAAGTTGAACAAATGGACTATTGGCGAGATTCTTACTGATATTGAGTTTAAGTCGGCAAAGCTGAGAACTAAATATGATGTCAAATATGTAAGAGATGAGATTAAAGCGGGTGAGAATGTAGCTGAACGGCTTGAGGCGTTTAAGGAGCAACCGTCATTTGGTGCTTTGTTTCAGTCGGGATATCTTAGCACTATTTGGAATGGTTGGTGCAGAGGGCACTTAGGCTTGCGTGGTTCCCCGTCAGGGGTAGGCAAGAGTCGCTTAGGCGTTGCCGATTTAACTAGAGTTGGAACCAAAGAAATTTGGTCGTCCGAAGCCAATGATTTTGTTGTTAATGATAATTACCAATCGCCTACGTTGTTTATTGCTACAGAACAAGATATTGAAACAGAAGTCGAGCCTATGTTTTGGTCTGCCGTAAGCGGAGTTGAATATAGGTCAATTAAAAATGGTCTATGCACCCCAGAAGAAGAAACTAGAGTAATTCAAGCTGGTGAAATTATTAAAGATTCAAACCTTCATATTACTTCAATGCCCAATTTCAACACCAAATCTTTAAACCGCAAGATTAAAGAAATGGTTGAATGTGAAGGTATTGGATATTGTGTATTTGACTATATGGAGCAACAGGGCGATATTAGTCAAGAATATCGTGAAATTGTAGGTAGTGCTGGCAGACAAGACCAGGTATTACTTTATCTTGCCACAGAATTAAAGGTTATGGCCGAAGATATGAATGTCGGTATTTTGACAAGCCAGCAGTTAAATGACAGTTGGAAAACAACAACTTATATTGATGAAACTTCTCTAAGCGGAGGCAAATCGACAAAAAATAAAATTGATTTTGGTTCTATTGTTATCCCAACACCATATCTTCGTAAAGATTTAAAGCAAGTTGAACCATATCTAAAACGCAGCGGTGTTGGTGAAAACCGTCAACCTGTTCCAAACATTTGTGAATTTATTTTTAAGTCACGTTATGGTATTTATGGTGATAAACGCCTAAAGCTATGGTCATACTTTGACCGGGGTACGTTCCAACGCATAGACTACTTCGTAACAGACGATGAAAATAATGTATTGGATGATATTCAACCTAGCGAATTGGGGGACTTTTAATGAGAGATGATAAAAATGGCCTAAGTCATGTATTTACTGCAATGGGAGCGATTGCTTTTTTTGTAGCTGCTGTTCCTGCACTCGATGCAATGGGAACGTATGTAGCTAATTGGTTTGGGCTAAAATCTGTAAAACTAAACCATGAAGCAGAAGAATCTGTACATGAAGAACCTTGTCAAGAGACTCATGTTATTGGTTTTACTGTTCCTTCCGAAGAAGAAGAGGAGTATATTGAAGATGAGTAAAAGAATTTCTTGCCTTGCTGAAAGCTCATGTTATCAATGTGGTGTTAGAGATAAATGTTTAGTAAAAGTCGCAAGATGTCAGGTGTTGGGTGACATTGTTGATTATGTTATGCCTAATGCTGAATTTGATTATCATAATTGTTCTATTTACAAGTCTTTAGTTTTGGAGGAAAACTATGACAAATAAGGGTACTACGAAGTCTTATGTGAAGTGTATTGGGGCTTCTTCGACCGGTGTTACCCAATCTTGTTATATTGTCCGCTTTCAAAAATTCGTTATTATGCTAGATTGCGGTATTTATCAGGAAAGTGATATTCTAACAAATTATAAAAAGAATCAAGAATTACTCAAAAAAGTCAAACCTAAAGAAATTGATTATATTATTCTACATGAAGCTCACGCTGACCATACGTGTTTAATTCCTGCTTTGTATGCTAGAGGTTGTCAAGCTCATATTTTTGTACCGTCTGGAACGACACAACTACTTAAAATTTTATGGGAAGATTCTTGTAAAATTATGACACAAGATTGTCAAAAGATTAACAATAAGCATGGTTTGAAAATCACACCATTGTATGAACCAGTTGATATTGAAAACGCTTTAAATCGTTGTATTGAGATTGATATTAAAACACGATATCAATTCGCTCCAGGTCTGGCGCTGACTTATTATCCTTCTAATCATATTATTCATGCTTGCCAACTTTCTTTAGAAATGACACAGGGCTACCAAAAGAAAGTATTAAATTTTACTGGTGATGTTGGTGGCAAATGGGAGCAGCCTTATGTATCGCCTAGAGAAGATTTGCCTTGGGGTGATGTTGTTTTAGGTGAAAATACATATAATGCAGAAGGCCGAAACAACAAACATGGTGACAGAAAACGAGATTTAGAGAAAATTAGTACGGTGCTGAATCAAGCCCAAAGAGTCTTGATACCCGTATTTGCTCTGGGTCGCTGCCAAATTATGTTAACTATTTTATATCTGCTTTGGAAGAATGGAAAGATTCCAAAGGATGTAAATGTTTGGGTTGACTCTCCCATGGCAAAAAAGATTTGCGATATTTATCCAAAAGATAATCCTTTGTGGCATTTGGTTTATAATTGGGAGAATCTTAGTTTTGTTTCTGATTATGTGGAGACTTTAAGATTACAAAATTCTAAGAAGCCTATATGTGTACTTAGTTCGGCTGGTATGATGTCAGGAGGGAAGAGTGTGTCTTGGGCAAAAGCCTTTGCGCCTGACCCAAATGCTCATATTATCTTTTGTGGTTATAGTTCAGAAAGCACGTTGGCATCTAAGATTCGGTTCGGTGACAGAATGGTATCTATCGAAGGCGAAATGGTAGAAAATAATGCAAATATTACTGAACTTGTATCTTTTTCGTCTCATGCTTCAAGAGAAGAATTGATTGATTATTATATCAACGCTCTAAGATTTAATAAACTTTTGCTTGTTCATGGCGACTTTGACAACAAAGTAACATTCGCACAAGAATTGCAAGACAAACTCGCTTCTCAAGGCAAATCTAGTCGTGTAATTGCGACCAATATGGATACGAAGGTGTATATTTAATGAAAAGATTATTTATTTCCCAGCCTATGCGTGATAAAATCAATGAAGAAATTGAATTTGAGCGGGATAAAGTTATTGAGGCCGCTAGTAAGGAACTAAACGAAGATGTAGAAGTGATTGATAGCTTTTTTAAGGATAGCCCTGCCCTAACTAATCCGCTGCTATGTTTTGCAAAATCTCTTGAACTATTAGCAACTGCTGATATTGTCTATTTTGTAAACGGATGGGAACAAGCCAGAGGCTGTAAAATTGAACGCCTATGTGCAGAAGAATATAATATTCCAGTAATTAATAATTAAATTTTTCTTGACAAACCTCCTTTTCTATGGTATAGTTATTATACGAATTAAAGGAGGTTTGTTTTATGGGTGAAAAGTATGCTATTTAGGTTATTTTATGAGATAAGGAGGTTAATATGAACAAATTTCAAGAAGGAGAAAAAGTCAAATTTGTAGGCTACAAAAGTGCATGGAGTCCACCAAAAGGCACTATTGGAAAAATCATTAGAGTAGATAAAGAAAATAATATGTATTTTTGTAATTTTGGTGATTTCTTTATTCCTTCAATTAACGCAAAGATTGATAAGTTGTTCTGGTACAATGAAGATGAGCTTGAAAAAGTTGATGAATCTCCGGTTGACTTTTTAAAGGCTTATATGAATTTCTTTTGGGAATATGTGGGGAGCGATGTAAATTGATTGTAAAAGTAATTTTGTTTTTGCTTTATATCCTCTTGGGCATTTTATTTGCCGAATGGATTATGAAAGATTCAAGGTTTACAAAAGATGAAAAATTGATTACTTATACAACGATGATTTTGATTTGGCCTTTGGGAATTTTAACTGTAATTTGTGTCATAGGATATATTTTATTTACAGAAAGGTGATTATCATGAAGTTTGTGCTTGGAATTTTTCTATTTATTTGTGCTCTTGCTGACAGTTATTATGGTGCTGTCAGCTATCAAGAAGGGAATCGTAAATGGGCATATTTTGATTTTTGCCTTGCTGTTATTTGTGCTATCCTCGGAGCAGTAGATATCATTAGCGCTGTGAGGGGGTAAGGTAGATGGTATTTTTAATTATTTGGGGTGACTAAGTGAAAAAATATAATCATTATGTTTTTAACGAAAATTGCGTTTATGTATATCCTCAAGATAGAGATGATATTTATACTATTTTGGATTATAAATGGTATGAATATTTTAAGGAACAACAGATTTATTTGTACCCTAAAAAAGATAGAAACAATGGGTACTATTGGTGTTATCGTAAGGGGAAGAAAACTACTATTCAAGTTCATTCAGTTATTTGTTGTCTGCATTGCGACCATAAAAATGGCAATAAATCCGACAACAGAGAAGAGAATTTACGACCCGCAACACCAAGCCAGAACAGAATGAACACTCCCGTGCGTAGAGGAAATAAAACTGGATATAAAGGAGTTCAATATGGATATAATGAAAATACTTATTGTGTACAGTTAAGACTTCATGGCAAATTATATTATTTTGGTGAATTTGAAAGTATACAAGAAGCGGCTAAAGTTTATGATAAAGCCGCCTTAAAATATTTTGGGGAATTCGCATGGACGAATTTTGACAAGTGTAGTTATAATGAAGAAGAAATAGAATCAATCCAACCCAAAACTATAAAAGATAAGAAATTTAACGGGCCAAATAAAAATAATAAATTAGGGTTAAAAGGGGTTAATAAATTTAAAGGAAAATATCAAGCTACTTTGTATTTAGAGAATAAAAAGAGAATTAGATTGGGAACTTTTAATACGCCCGAAGAAGCAGCAAGAGCCTACGATAAGGCGGCTTTGAAAGAGTTTAATAATGAATGCTTTACAAATTTTCCAAAGGGGGAATATGTTTAATGTACTATCTCGATTACGCCTCAACCTGTCCTGTGGTTAAGTACCCCCAACAATTATATCGTGACGTGTTAGGTAAAGGTTATTTCTTTAATCCCAACGCTAATTATGCTTACAAAGAAAAGTATCTACTGTTTGAAGCAGAGAATAGAGTAAAAAAGGCTATTGGGGCTAAAGGTGGTAAGGTTATTTTTGGTGGTACAAGTAGCCAGTTGATTGAGAATTTGATAAGTGCTATTAGTTATGAACGGTTAGGATATGAAATTGTTTGTTCACATTATGACCACGACAGTTTCTACAAGTATAGAGATAGAGACGTTTTTAATTTCAACGATTTGAAGTTTGAGTTGGATACAGCGAATGATGACGTTAAGTCTATTGTAATATGGCAAGCTGTACAAAACATCACAGGTGAAATTTTCCCAACCAAACAAATTGGTGAACTCGTTCATCAATATCATGGCTTCTATATCTGTGACGGTACAGCACAGATTGGGCATACGCCTATTGAGCCAAACATTGATGGCTGGTGTGATTTTTACTGTTTTTCGGGGCACAAGCTCGGAACAGAGTTAGGCATTGGTTGTTGCTGGGTATCAGACCGCTTAGACAAATGGCTTAACGGTTTTAAACTACATGGTACGCCTAACCTTGCTGGTGCATTAGCTATGACTCAGGCGGTTGAGGATGCTTGCGATAAGCAGTCTCTGTATGAGCGATTTTGGTATTATGCTGACTTAGCAATTTGTTTAAGTGATGAATTAGTTAGAAATAATATTGAATTTAATGTTGTGCCAGAATACCCAGACAATGATAAGCAACTTTTTGCTTACGCAATCAACGCCATTCGCCTACCTGGATTTAATGCAAGAGCGTTGCAATCTTATCTTGCAAGCAAAAAATTTTATATCGGGCTTGGGCAGTCGAGTTGTGCGGATGAAGCAGATAGACGAGTTTTGTGCCAAGGTTATGGTTTAAGTGAACAAGAGGCTGATGAAGTTGTTAGAATTAGCTTCGGCGAGGATAGTAGTGTTGAGGATGTAGTGGAATTGGTTGAAGGAATTAAGGAGTTTCAAAATGCCTATTGCTGACAATGAAGTATTAAGAGGTCATAGATGGGATTGCCCCTTTCTTTTTGAAGATTATGAAATAAACCAAACCAGAGATAAAATGATTGATTTAACAGACAAATTTTTTAAGGAGTTAGAAAAGTATGAGACTAATCAAATCTAACGCTATTGAACCTGAATACCCCAAGCGTCATGTTTGCGATGAATGTGGGGCAGAGCTTGAGTATGATGAGAAAGATGTTCATATTAATTGGATGGGTTGTGAGTATGTGACTTGTCCAGCTTGTGGTATAGAGACTATGGTGAATGACCAAAGGGTACACCCACCAGCTTGGAAAGTAACCTTCCATCACACAAGTACCGAGACAGGTGCGGTTGATATTGAAGATATTAAGATTAAAGAATATGTAGATAAAACCGTTAAAAGCCTATGCTCTGAGGAGTGGAAGCCCGGTGAATTCTATGCTACAGGCACAGGTAATCTTCTTGTCGTTGGGGTTAAATGGGAAGATGGCGTAGATATTTATGTAACTAAAGATTATTGGGAAGATAGTATTGCGCCTGAAGATTATGGAATGGTAAAGTGAGGTAAGGATAGTGGCCAAGGTGGACGTTAAAAAACTGAAGAAAATGCTCACCTTGAGTCACTATGATACCATCCTTCGTGAGCTTGGCATCCCTATCTTCAGCAAGAGCAATACAGAGTGGCGTTGTTTTACAGGAGACAAAAATCGTAATCCCTATGATGGTAGCCCAGCCCTTGTCTTTTATACTGACACTAAGATATTTTTTGGCATGACTATGGGGCGCTCGTATGACTGCATTTCTCTTGTTCAAACCCGCCTAAATCTGCTTGGCCAAACTTGCTCATTCCTTGATGCTTGCAACTGGATTCTTGAGAAAACTGGCCTCGACCCAACTAAGATAACTAAGCCCCTTACAAACACTCATGTTTATGACTGGTCTGAGCTTGAGCGATTTGTTAGGATAAGAAAGTATGGTAATCAACTACTTGAATATAACCGCAATATCATTGATACTCTACCCCCATTATACCCCCAAGCATGGATTGATGAGGGTATAAGCGAAGAAACAATGGCAAAATATCAGATACGATATTATGAACGTCGTAACCAGACTGTGATACCATGCTTTGATGATGAGGCAAGGTTGATTGGGGTTAGAGTAAGAAATTGGGATAAAGATAGAGTTGAACAGGCCAAGTATATGCCATTGATTACATTGGATGGACAGTGTTATAAGTTCAATACTAGTCAAGTGTTCTATGGGATTAACTATAACAAGCCTATGATTGAACAGGCTGGTGAGGTTTGGTTGGGTGAGTCAGAGAAATTTGTTCTCAAATTAGATGGATGGTTTGGCCCTAAGTCCTGTGCGCTTGCCATGTATGGTCATCAACTTGGTATGCAACGTAGGAACCAACTAATCAAAATGGGCGTTAAACGAGTGGTATACTGTCCTGACATGGACTTCATTGGTCAAGATGATGCTTTTTTTGAGGAATGGTGTAAGTCTGTAAGACGGTTGTGTGATATGTTCAAAGGGTACTGTCAGGTTGATATAGTGTGGGATGATAGTGGCGAGTTATTAGGGCCGAAAGAAAACGCAACTGATAAAGATAAAGAAACATGGGATAAATTATGGGAGAGTAGAGAAAAATATCTATAAAACCCTTGACAAAAGCCTTTTGGTGTGGTATTATCATTACATCAAAAGGCTTCGCCTATTATGAGGAGGTTTATATATGTACGAACAGTATACTGATAAGCAGATTGTTGAGATGCTTGTGCCTAAGTTGAAAAAACTTTGCCCTTATTATGATTGGAATGATTATCTTAATGGTGAGGGATATGAAACATGGTTGCATTTTATAGCCATATTGTATAAAAGTGCCTACATCCGTGGTCAGCTTGGTCGGAGTTTTGTTATTGGGGAACCTAAGCAGACTGAACATTGGGTTCCTGCAACCAAAGATAATGTTAAGGTCGGTAGCAAGGTTAGGATGATTGATGAAGAAGGCCATAGAATTAAACCTTGTTTTTTCCCTAAAGTTGGAACGGTAGGAACTGTAACAAAAGTCGGTCTTTATGTGCCTATCGGTATTTATGCGCCTCGTGTCCAATGGCCAAAGGGAAGTACAAGTGTAACAGATGAATGGTATTGTGACGTTCCTCGCCTTGAGGTACTACTATGCGAGTAAAACCACTACTGTCTAAAATCAACTCCTCTACGTTTATTGAAGATTATCTTGACGCTTGTAAAGTAGAGGACATTGGCGAATATCTAAACCCAACCGGGTTGTATGTTGACGAGCCAAGTCTATATGTAAATATGGACGAAGCGTGCAGTATGGTTAAGCGTCATGTTGATGAGGGGAATAAGATTGCTGTTTTGGTGGATTAGGTAGTCGGAAGTCCACCTAAAAAGGTATAAACTGCGGGGAACTCCTTAGAGCCTTAATAACCAAGCATATATAGGAATATATATGTGGCGTTCAGTAACGGGAACGGTATGGTAATATCATTAAGGATTGGACAATCAAACGCAAGCAGCTATCCAGAACGGATAGAGCCTCAACGACTATAACACCTGAAAATTGTATAGTCTAAACCCACTGTTCAGTCAGTGTTGAAGTATGCCGAAAGGCAGGGTATAATTGACCGACAATGATGGCCTCTGTTCCACAGCCATCATTTACACTTTCTTAAAACAGCAAAACGCAAATATCCAAACTTTCCAACACAACGAAGCTAAAGCTCACGGTTTAACCAAAACAAGTAAAGATACCGTCATTGATGATATTATTGCTTGGGAGTCAAGTCTACTAATCATCCCCGATGCAAGCGCAGACGAATATTGTTGTAAAGAACTAAAACGGCATGGTTGCGATGTGATTTTTTTAGACCATCATAATTATGATTTCAACAATAATCCTTATGCAATTATTGTGAACTGTCTACAGCAACCTAGTACTAACCAGTCTGCAAGTGGGTCTTTGGTGACAGCTAAATTCTGTCAACGGTATGCAGAACTATATGGGATTAAATGCCCTGATTATACAGACCTTGTGGCGATGTCTTTGGTTAGTGATGTTATGGACTTGACAAGTATGGAAAATAGACAGTATATTAATGATTGGTTAAAGGGGTGGGAAGGTATTGAATGATTTTCTAACATACATGGTCAATAAACTTGGCCGAGGCGAACCGCCCACTCCTACTAATATTGCTTGGAATATTAGCCCCAAAGTAAATGCAGTATTCCGTAACGGAACTAAAGACGATAAGATTACTTTGCTGCAAGGGTTTGTTGGTGATATAGAATCAGACCAAGCGCTAAAGGTAGCTACACGCTGCCATAGACGGCAGACCGAAGAAGTAAAGGCTATTTTTGCTGAATGCGACGAAAATTGTATTGAACACAAGAATAGCGTTGTAGCGTTTATTGATAATCAGTACAAAGAATATACCGGTTTGATTGCCGCTAAATTTATGAGTAAATATAATAAGGTTGCTTTTGTATTAAGAAAACCTGACCCAACAAGTATTTCCGGCAGTTTTAGGTCGCCTGTTGATGTGCTTACTTTAATTAACAATAGCGGACTTGCTACGGCAAAAGGACATGAATCTGCTGCTGGGTTTATGTGCAAAGCATCTAACCTTGAACGATTCTTTGATTGGTTTGATAATCAAGACCTCGGCGAGCTTTCAGGCGAAATACTTGTCACAGCAGTTCTAACACCTAAGCAAATCACAAACAAGCTGTGTAAAGCCTGTGAAGATTACAATGATATTTGGGGGCATGGTGTTCCAGAACCCACTTTCTACATTAACGCTGAGATTGACGAGACCAACGTACAGGTCTTTGAAAAGCGCACTACAACAGTAAAAATTACAGTAGATGGTGTTGATTTTCTGCTGTTTATGGCTATCCCTAGACAAGTAGACAGGCTGACACAAAAAGGTAAAAAAAGCCTATCTTTGATTGTAACTTTGTCTACAAATGAATGGAATGGCGTGGTCAAGCCTCAAGGTAAGATTAAGCAGTTTGAGATTGGTAAGGTTGAGGATAAGGATGAAAGTTGGGAGGATGATTTTTAAGTGAAACTAAATGAATTTTATAGACAAACTGATTATAAAGACAAAGCAGGTATGATGTTTAACGCTAATTGTCTTGATATTATGGCTAAGATGAACGATGGTGCTGTTGATTTTACCCTTACTGATATTCCTTATGATGCTGTAAATCGAGATAGTAATGGTCTAAGAAATCTCAACAAAGGTAATGCTGATATTATTACCTTCAACCTTGATGAGTTTCTTAAACAGGTATTAAGAGTTACTTCCAATTCTATTTGCATCTTTTGTGGTAAAGAGCAATTCAGTCAAATCTATAAATTTTTTGCCGATATCGGCGAAGGTACAGTACGTCCTATTATTTGGGAAAAGACAAATCCAAGCCCCATGCACGGTCAGTATATTTATTTGAGCGGCGTTGAGATGTGCGTATGGTATAAGAAGCAAGGCGCTAAAACATTTAATGCTCATTGCAAGAACACTGTGTTTCATTATCCCAACGGTCGGAGTAAGTTACATCCTACCGAGAAGAATCATGCTTTGCTTGAAGATTTGATTAAAGATAATACAAACGAAGGTCAAACTGTATTTGACCCTTGTTGTGGTAGCGGCAGCCACTGTTTTGTGGCAAAGAATCTTGGTCGCAAATATATTGGCATTGAACTGGACAAGGATTACTTTGACGTGGCTGTTAAAAGGATGGGAGGATGATTGTTGATGGAATTCGAAATTCCTGTTGATTATGATACAGAAATCACACTTGAATGTTATCCGCAGATTAAAAATTATTCCCCTACAACTAAACCCGATTCACGGCCAATTCGGCGCTTTGGGAAAGAAATTGGTAGAGAGCCGTATAACAAATTATTTGTAGAAATTAACACTCTTGAAGAACTTGTTAATTTTATGACTGAGTTAAATCAAAAAATTATCTTGCGGCGTGAAGATGAAGAAGATATGAGTTTCGGCCATTTGTGTTTGGAAATTTACGACGATTGGAGAGAATAAACGATGAAATACGAATTTCATGTGGGCGATTATGTCGAGACTAAAAATGGAGCCAAAGGTTATATTATCAGAGTCGAAGGCCCGTGGTGGAGATGTACAGAGGGGAAAACAAATATTGCAAAGATTTTGATTATATCGTTGCTAGTATAGAAGAAGATATTATAGTAAAATTTTATAGCCGCATCGGTCAGTATGATTTTACTAAGAAGGATAAGATTGAACCTTTGAAGAAATCTTGAACACTAATAAATGATGTTGACGGTAAGGGTGAGTATTACTTTGATTCTCGTGAGGTTATTAAAAAAAATCAACGAACTTGTCGAGGCCGTAAATCGGTTGGAGGGGAAAGTCAATGGAATGGTATAAAGTTGAGGATTATCCGGTTGGGTCAGATGAGTATGTGTTGGTGTCTAAAATTATTTGCGATGTAAGAAAAGATACTGGATGCTTTGTCGCAATGTTTAAAAATGGCCGCTGGCAAGATGGTTGTGAATATTTTAGGTACGCCGAATCTACAGACCGCTGGTGCCATATTGATTTGCCGGAGGATTGAGTATGACTTACTTAGAATTTCTTGAAAAAGTAGTAGATGAGCTTTCTGAAATTGTAAAAGGCTCGGCTAAATTAGAGGTTCCTGTAAATTCTTTTGAACAACCTGATTTAGAAGCCGCATATATCAAAGTCACGTTTAACAAAGCGAATTTTTCTGTGTGTTTTAAGTGTGGCATTGGCAGTGAAGCCTATGTTTATTATCGCCATCTTTGTAATTATGGGGGCACAGAATCTTATATCGGTTACTGTGTGGAATGGTTACGAAATTGCTTAAAATATCAAATTTTGAAACTTTTTGTTGGAGAGGATTAAAATGAAAAGACTTAAATATCATCCGTGGGTAGGTGAAAATCACGGTGAAAATAAAATCAAAGAAGAATGGCTCAAAGAACAATTCGGCAAACAATATGAGCTGGTTTGGAATGGGCATAGCCATTTTGCTTTAGATGAAAATACTGGCGAATATTTCTATATTTTCAAAGCGTTAAAGCAGTTATATCCAGTGAATGAGTTTTGGCGATATATTACTAGACCAAGAATATCTAATTAAAAATTGAATATGGTATTGACAACTCCTTTCGCTTGTATTATAATGTAGATAATCAAGAAAGGAATTGTTTTTATGAAACAGCACAACGCTAAAGTTTTAACGCAATATTGGCGCAAGACTGTCTTTGGAGAAAAAGTATATGTTATTAAAGTCCATACATATACCAAGCAGCAAGCAAAATAGATTAAAGAAGATTTAAGTAAATTGTATAATTGCGTTGTTGAAGTAGATAATTCGTTCTATATTTATTTTGATAAAAACACAGGACACGAATATACAGCTGATGGATTGCTTAGTACATTTTCTGTTTTTCTGGCACGAAAAAAGAAACAAACACTTGGATAAAAACAGTTAAAATATTGCCTTGACAATTCTATTAATTTCCAGGAGAAATAATTATGCCCAAGTATAAAATTGTTAATAAGTTATACCCCACCATTGATGAATTCCAATGCCCGAATTATAAATGCAAAGACTGCAAACATTTCAAGTTTGTGTTTTCTGAAAATCCTCATGGATGCACACATAGATTTGACCATGCTATAATGGAATATGCCCACCCTTGGTTTGTTAATGTGCCGGAAGAACGTGGGTATCCTTGTTCTGATTTTGAACCAGATGGTTCCTATCCTGCTGCACTTCCTTATTGGCACGGGTTTGAGCATTGGAGAGCCTGGAAAATTAAACAACACCGTGAAGACGACCCAAGACCTCAAGAGTTGATTGACAGATTGAGCGAAGGCTATATTCCTCATATCTCTTTTGAACTCAAAGGTGAAAAAGCTAGATATAGAGTGAATCTTGAAGATTATATTTTTGGCACAATGTTTGAAGGTAGTAAGTTGAAGGCGTATGAGAGAATTTGTTATAAAAGAACTCAGAAGGGGTTGGGGTATAAACTGGTAATAGAAAAGATTGACGGCGTAGATTTGGAAAAATTGAAAAATTCTTGACAACTATAATTAAATATGTTACAATTAAACCGTGGAGAAATCTACGGTTTAATTTTTAGGAGGGGTTGGATGTACTGGCTTTATAATGGCGATTGTTGTGAGATATTAAAAGAATTAGAAGATAATTCTATTGATATTGTAATGACTGATATTCCTTATGGTATTTCATATTCAGAATGGGACACTTTACATAATAATACAAATTCAGCATTAGGTGGTAGTACAGAACACCAAGTTAGAGATACATCATTTAAGCGTAGGGGTAAACCTTTAAATGGTTGGAGTAAACAAGATAGGTTAATTCCTTATGAGTATGAAACTTGGTGTAAAAAATGGGCTGTTGAGTTGTTGAGAGTTACAAAAGAAGGTAGTCCTATTTTAATATTTAGTTCTCGTAGATTTCAACATAGAGTTTGTAATGCTTTAGAAGACTCAGGTTTTATAATTAGAGATATTTTAATTTGGGAAAAGAACCGTTGTAATGCAAAGGCTCAAAGAATAGATAAAGTTTTAAATAAGCGTGGTATATATGATGATAAGTATGCAGATTATCGTATAGGTAATTTAGCACCTATGTATGAACCTATAATTTTTGCAATGAAACCGTATAAAAAGACTTTAACAGATTGTGTTATAGAGAATGATATAGGTGGTTTTGTAGGGTTAGATGGTTCTATTCCTTCTAATATAATATCTATACCTATAAATAAGCAGAATGTATATCATGAAACAGAGAAGCCCGTAGCGTTAATTGAGTATTTAATAAAATTGTTTTCTATAAATGAAAATCATATTATTTTGGATTTTACTATGGGTTCAGGTACAACAGGAGTAGCTTGTAGAAATTTGAATAGAAACTTTATCGGTATTGAATTAGATGAAGGATATTTTAAAATTGCAGAGGAAAGGCTGATGGGGATTGAGTAAATTTCAAGATTTAACAGGTCAGCGTTTTGGTCGGCTTGTTGTTATAGAAAGAGCAGAAGATTATGTCCGGCCTAATGGACAATCACAAGTTCAATGGAGATGTAAATGTGATTGTGGTAATGAAAAGATTACTGTTGCTTATAGCTTGACACATGGGGTGTGTACATCTTGTGGATGTGTTCGTAATGAAAATAATCTTGCCCGTAATGGGTTAAATTTAATTGGACAAAAATTTGGTCTTTTAACTGTTATTAAATATAATGGCTCAAATGGTACACAAAGTACTTGGAAATGTCAATGTGATTGCGGCAATATTACTCTTGCATCTACAAGTAGCTTAACACAAGGCAAGAAAAAATCTTGTGGGTGCTTGTTTAAATGCCACGCGCAAATGTTGGGACAGTGCGCAAAGAAATATAATACTTATGAAGAACATGAAGATTGTTATTATGGATATAGTTTAGTTTACCCAGACAAATTCTTCATTATTGACAAAGATGATTATGAAAAGGTTTTTCCTTACTGTTGGGCTATCGGAAAAGATGGATATTGGGGTACGACAGTATTTAATGAAGATGGAAGTAAATTTACTTTAAAATTACATCAATTAATTATGGGGACTTCTGGCCGTAAAAGAGTACCTGACCATGAAGATAGAGATGGGTCTAATAATAGAAAGAACAATCTTAGAATTGCATCGTGTAGACAAAATGCCATCAACCGTTCTCTATCTCCTCTTAATACTTCTGGCATAACAGGAGTAGAATGGAGAAAAAGTGAAAATAAATGGTGTGCTAAAATAAATAAAGAAAAAGGTAAGCAACGTATTATTGGCCGTTTCAATACCAAAGAAGAAGCCATTAAAGCGAGACTTGAAGCTGAAAAAGAATATTATGGTGAATTTGCACCGCAACGCCACTTATTTGCTCAATACGGGGTAAAGGAAAATGAATGATACTCAACTTCATTGTCATACACATGGTTCTAATCTACGTATGCTTGATTGCATTGTAAAGACAAAAGATTTGATTGATTATGCAGTTGAACTTGGTATGAAGGCTGTGGCCATTACAGACCACGCCTCTATTAGTGAACATATCAATGCCATTCAATATAGCAAAGAACTAAAAGGAAAGGGCGTAGATATAAAAGTTCTTTTGGGGGATGAAATTTATCTTGTAGATGATGTTGTTGACGTTAAAGAAAACTATGTCCCAAGACAAACTCAATTTTATCATTTTATCTTAATTGCTAAAGATAGAATTGGATATGACCAACTTAGAGAAATTAACGCTGTTGGGTGGCAATCCAGTTTCTTTACAGGTAAAATGAGGCGTGTTCCTAATGACAAACATCAAATTGAGAAGATTATTGGGAATAACAAAGGCCATCTGCTTGCAAGTACAGCGTGTATTGGTGGCGAATTGGCTAAATCTTTCTTTAACAAAGACAAACAACAACTTGTTTCGTTTGTTAATTGGTGCATATTAACTTTTGGCAAAGAAAATTTTGCTGTTGAGATTCAGCCTTCTGATAACCCAGAACAAATTTCCTTCAATAAGTGGGCTAAAGATTATGCTTGGAAACACAGCCTAAAGTGCATTTCTACTTGTGATGTTCATTATCTTAAAAAGGAACACCATGATATTCATAAGGCTTTTCTCACAAGCCGTGAGGCCGACAGAGGCGAGTCAGAAGATTTCTATGCCACCACTTATATGATGTCAACAGAAGAAAAACGAGGTTATATGCCTTATTTTTCTAACGAAGATTATGAACAAATTGTGAATGATGGATGGGAATTTGTCAAAGATGTCGAGTTTATAGACATGGAGCATATTACCATTATTCCTGAAAGAAGTCTAAAAGGACTGGATTGCCAAGTCCGGCATATCTTTAAGGATTGGTATGACAAATATCCTTATATTAAGGATTTTGCTTATAGCAAATATAACCAAGATACCTATTTTCTACGCATGGTAGAGGATGGTTTTATTAGTAAAAAACAAGAATTTAATGACACAAATATTGGGCGTATTGCTTGGGAACTTGAGCAGTTATGGCTAATTAGTGATAAACTTGGGGCCAGAATGTCAGCTTATTATAATTTGGTTGATTATATTGTTGATATTTGTTGGGAAATTGGGTTTATTGGTGTCAGCCGAGGTAGTGTAACAGGGTATTATACGGCTTATCTCATTGATACGCAGCAAATGAATCCCCTACAATGGAACTTACCTGCTTATCGGCATTTGAACGCAGAGCGCATTTCCTGGCCGGACGTAGACCTCGACACATCCGCCCGTAACCGGCCAAAGATTATTCAGCGCCTTAAAGAGGTATTTGGTGAAGATAATATCCTTAACATCTGCACTTTCAAGACAGAAACAAGTAAATCTGCACTTAAAACAGCTTGTCGAGGATTGGGACTATCTAATGATGAAGCAAGTTATCTTTCTTCTCTTATCCCGGTAGAGCGAGGAAAACAATGGTCTTTAAAAGATTGTTTTTATGGTAATAAAGAAAAAGACAGAAAGCCCGTGGGAGAACTTATAAAAGAGATTAAACTACAGTCTGAAGCCAATAATGTCAACCTTGAACGCTGTGCTTTGATGATTGAGGGCTTGATTTCTGGATTAAGCCTTCACGCCTCTGGTATCTATATCTTTAAGGACGGCTATCTTAAACAAAACAGCCTTATGAAAACGCCTCGTGGTGATGATGTGACTTGTTGGGATATGCCCTGTTCTGATTATTGCGGAGGGTTAAAATATGACAGTTTAACAACTGAATGTCAGGATAAACTTGAAGTTTGCATAGAACTATTGTTAAAATATAACAAAATAAAATGGCAAGGTAGTATTAGGGCTACTTATAATCAATATCTCCATCCAGATAAATTAGACTATACAACTAAAGAAATGTGGGATGATTGTTCTGAGGGCAAAATTACTGATTTGTTTCAGTTTATTACTCTTGTCGGGGGCAAATGTATTAGAAAAATTCAACCCCACAGCCTTGAGGAAATGGCTAACGCCAACTCTCTTATGCGCATTACTGTTGAGGACGGTATCCAGCCAGTAGATAAATTTCTTGCCTATAAACAAGATAGGAGTCTATGGTACAAAGAACTTAACCAATATGGTGTAACTAATCCAGATGAAATTAAAGCTCTTGAAAAAGTCCTTAATTATTGTTATGGTTGTCCCTCCATGCAAGAGGATGTAATGGAGCTTTGTATGGAACCAAAAATTGCTGGGTTTAGTTTGGCTGATGCAGATAAAGCTAGAAAAATTATCGCCAAGAAAAAGTCTGAAGATGTGGCTGGGTTGAAAGAAAAATTTTATAGCTCTGTCGAATCACACGGCAACTCTATCAATGTGGCCAATTATGTATGGGAGCAATGTATTAAACCTCAGCTTGCTTATTCCTTCTCTCGTAATCACGTTATGCCTTATAGCGCAGAGGCGTTGCAAGAAATGAACCTATTTTACCATTATCCCCCTGTTTATTGGAATTGTGCCACAATGATAGTTAATGCTGGGCTTGCCAATAGTACGACCGACAATGAAGAAGATACATCTTCTAAAACAACAGATTATGGTAAGATTGCTAAGTCTATTTATCGGGCCAAGGATGGTGGCGTTATTGTAAAGGCTCCTTCTATTAACGATTCTGAGCTAATCTTTAGCCCCCATGAGCAAGATAACTCTATTCTGTTTGGTCTTGGTGCTATCTCAGGTATCAACAACGATATTGTTTCTCAAATCCTCTCCAACCGCCCATACACATCCTTTACTGACTTTTACAACAAAAACGCCTACAAAGGCTCACTTATTACTAAATCCAAGTTCATCCAACTAATCAAGGCCGGATGTTTTGATGAATTTGAACCTGACAGACGTGTTGTGATGAGACAATATTTTATCCTATCCACGCCTAACGTCATGTCTCTTGCTATGAACAACATAGGCCAAATCAAGGCAGCAAAAGTGCCTATTCCTAAATCTATTATCGGCCCATACAACTTTAGAAAGTATGTATGTAATAAGCAATTTAAGTATGGAAACCACCCTAAGTTTAAGTCCAAGACTTTATACTGGTTAGACCAAAAAGCCTTAAATTACTTTGAAAATCATTGTAAAAATTCTATGGTTGAGGGTGTAGATTATTGGTTTGAAGATGATAGATGGGTTATTGTAGATAAAAGCCTTGAAAAGTTGCTTGCACCGTCCATTGAAACGCTGAAAGATTACATCAACACGCTTGAGTTTTTGGATAAGTTTAATAAGGCCAGAGCCAAACAGAACATGATTGAGAGTATAGATGGGTTGGATGTAAATAGGTGGGCGTTTTCTTCTATTAGTTTTTATCCAGACGAACATGAATTAGCCCATATTGATAGAGAACGCTATAATATTAGCTTGTTTAATGAATTGCCAGAAGAGCCTAAGTTTATTACAAAGTCCTATGGTAAGAGGGAATGGAAACAATTTGCTTTGGCTCAAATCGCTTGTGTGGTAATCGACAAAAATGACAACCACCATATGTTAACTGTGCTTGACATGGGTAATAATGTTATTCAGTGCAAATTCAGCGCCGAGGTTTATAGTTTTTACAAAGCCCAACTGTCTGAAACCGATGGCAGTGGTAATAAAATAGTCATGGATAAGCCTTGGTTTAGGCGTGGGCAGACGCTAATCCTAACTGGTGTAAGAATGGGTGTTGATGACTTTAGAGTAAAATGTTATCGCAATTCTATTTACAAACATAAAGTTTTGCGGATTGATTCTATCAATAATGCAACAGGTGAGATTAAAATTACAACTTACCGTTATAATGAGGAGGAAGAATAATGGCACACATTGTTACGTTAAATAATGGTAAAAAAATTACTATGTCTGTTGCTACGGATGAAAGTCTATGGTCTGATTTATCTTACTATATTCGTAAAGAAATGGGCGAAGAATTTTATAGCTATTTAATTTCGTATACGGAGTCTTTTATGAAAAAGGAGTCGGGTAAAGAATGAAAGAAGGATGGATTTGTCCTCGATGTGGTAAAGTCAACGCACCGTTTGTAGAACAATGCACTTGTAACAATACCGACTATTATTATCATTCGAATGGATTGTGTGACCATGTATGGGGTTTACAATCTTTGATTCCCGATACAGAGGGTCGATATTGTTACCGTTGCTGTAAATGCGGTAAAACAATCTATTCTGTAAAGAATCCTAATTTCAATGAAACTTTCTAAATAACCCCTTGACAGACCTTCTTGTTCATGGTATACTTAAACCATCAAACAAGGAGGTTTGTTTTATGTATAAGATTTGTAAATACGGCAAGGTAAATGAATATGTGGTCTCTGTAAACACTAAAAATGGTGTTACTACTGTTGTTCATTGTCCAGCTTTTAAAGATGGTACCAGTTTTGAAAATCACAAAGCTGTTTGTCTTTGTGAAGAGCTGAATGAAATTTATAGCAATTATGGCGTTGTGTTTGGAGGATATGAATAAAATGAAGATGCAACTGTTGCCTTTTAATAAAGCGTATGAAGCCGCTAAGACATTTGAGCCTAATGTATGCGAAGAGCGTAGTATTTATGGTCTTTCTGATGATACTATTCCCTGGGGTGAAATGATTGATGTCGATTTTAACACCAAAAACGATACTTATACATTCGACAATTTCTTCATTCCCAAGTATTGCTTTGAAGAAAATTCTGAAGAAATTATGAAAAATATTCTGCATTATGGTGATTTCCTTAAAATTGATTTTCATTACGAACTTGACGTGACTAAAATTCGCCCTGTTATCGTTCGATTGATTTCTTATAAAGGCGATATTTTTTATTATAAAATGTTTGACGATACTGGAGAAGTTATAGAGTGTGAAAAAGTAGGTAAAACCGATGAGTCTTAAAGTAAAACTTATTCTTATCAGGGAGATTTTCTTTAATCCGTCTAACGGCTTTAGAGTTCTAGGGTGTGAGCCTGTTAGCGGTGATGAGGTTGTTTTAAACAAATATGGCAACTTTACCTTATCTGGTTCTAACTTGTCTACTTTTAATATCGGAGAAGAGTATAAATTAGAAATTCGAGAAGATAAACGTAGCAAGTATGCTGGTAGTTATATTCTAGTTGGATTTTCTGATATTAACATAAATGAGAATGGTGTCACAATTAAACCTGAACAAGAACTGACTATTCTAAGGCATATTTGTGAAGGTGAACAACCCAATTATATTCATGATGCTTATCCCAATTTTGTTCAACTTGTCCTCGATGGTAAAGAAGAAGAAATTGATTATAAACAAATCTACAATGTAGGCCCAGTTAGATTTGAAGAGTATGTAAATAAAATCAAAGGCTACTTTAACACGATTCAATTTTTACCTATTACTTCTAATTGGGGCATTGATAAAGATACCGATATTGGCAAGTTGATTAAAACTTTTGCTACACCAGCAGAGCTAAATCAAGCTCTTGAGTCCAGCCCTTATCATATCTTCTTTGATTTGCTTAACTATTCTTTTGATAAATCTGATAGATATGTCTTGGACAAGCGGCCTGATTTGATTGATTCTAAGGAACGTTGCGAGTTTGCTTGTTTGGCTATTCTGCAAGAAAATGAGAACGAGGGTGACACAAGAATCTACACAGACTTGCTTGAGGAATTAGCCGAAGAAAAAGTGCCTGAGTGTGCTAAGTATGTAAAGGATACTGTGCGTAATAGTGAAAGAATCTATTATGATGCAGAGCAAGAATATTCCAGCAACAAGGCCACCTATGAGGCCGAAGTCAACATTACTGAGAACATCAAAGAACGGCTAAAAGCTCCAAATTTCTTTGAGGATAAAGTCATTCCTGATTTTGAAAAGTATCGAGGCATTGACGGCTTTAATTGTACCGATGAGCAGATGCAAATTCTACATGAATTATGGAACAAAAATGTTGCTATGCTTACCGGAGGGGCCGGGGTGGGGAAGACCTCATCTATGAAAGCTGCAATTAAAATGTTAGAAGATAATCATATTGATTATTTATTATTAGCTCCAACAGGAATTGCTATGAAAAGACTTAAAGAGGCAACAGGCCGTCCAGCTTCAACTATTCACATGGCATTGGCTTGTGGAGTCCCAAAAAACTTTGAGGGCGTAGTTGTGATTGAAGAAAGTTCGATGGTGAGCGTACATTTGCTGTCCAACTTTTTGACAGAAATTGGTAACAAATGCAAAATTCTGTTTATTTGCGACCCTGCCCAGCTTGCCTCAATTTCTTGTGGCAACATTGTACAAGATATTATTGACTCTGGTATCGTTCCCATTAGTTATCTCACAAAAGTATTCCGTTACGGTACTTCTGGTCTTGCTACAATCGCTACAGACACCCGCAATGGTAAAATAGGCCCAAGACAAAATGGTGCGTTTCCAGACTACCAATTTATTCCTATTGATAGCAAACCCATTAAACAAATTCTTGATTCTTACCAAACACTCCTTGACAAATACACCAAAGATGATATAATGATACTGTCCCCATTCAATAAAGGCCCAGTTGGCACAGTAGCAATTAACAAAGCTATTCAATCCAGATACAATCCTAATCCTGACACCAAAGCCATTCGCAAATCTTCGTCTGGTGAAGAAATCATGTTTAAAATTGGAGACAAAGTTATCAATACTCATAACGAGTATAATATGCCTTGTTTCCTTACGGATGACGATAGTAGTTTGGTTGAAAGCACAGATAGAACAATTTCTGTAATGAATGGTGATATCGGTTATGTAAGATATATCAAAGAAACCGATAGAGGGATTATTATGGCGGTTGAATTCGACACTGGTATGGCGCAGGTGTATGGGCCTTATATGAACAACCTACTGCTTGGGTATTCTGTCTCAGTTCATCGCGTACAGGGTAGCGAGGCCAAGGCCGTAATTGTAATTACTAGTCCTATGCACAAACGCATGTTATCATCCAATCTTCTCTATGTGGCCGATAGCCGTGCAAAAGAACAGTTGATTGAAATTGGTGATATTGAAACAATCAAAGAGAGTCTTAAACGGCATGAAAATAAGGAGCGTAATACTTGGCTTTGTGAGTTATTAAAGGAGGGGTAAAATTTGGGATATAAACCGCTTGAATCGGGATTGTATATTTGTGCGATTTCATAATAACATAAGTACAGAAAGTGTTGTCCACATCATTGACAATCTTAACTTGTATGGCGGGAAATATGGAATTAAGTTTATTCCAGAACAAACAGCATTGCATCAAATCGTAAGGAGTGAAGAATAGTATGATTGTTCGTATGTGTGACGTTTGTCAAAATAAAATCCCCGATGGGCAAGTAGCATATCAACTAAGTTTATATAACCCAAATACAGTTAGAACACAATTTAATCCTGGTAGATATGATATCACCTATTCAGAAGTATGCGAACATTGTGCGCAACAAATCCATGGCTATCTACGTAAGTTGGGGAAGAAGGAGGTGAAATAAGCATGAAGCGTTTTTGTGTAAAAGAGACTGTCAATCACTATCATATGGTAGAGATTGATGATGAACTAAGCATTGATGATATTGTGTCGCTTGCAAGACTACATCTAAAAGATAATACTGGCTTTGGAGCAATCAATCAAATCCTGTCGGGCATTGAGCATAAATATGGTTTTGATTATTCTATCAAGCCTAATTATTGCGGCACCACAGCAGAAGCCCTTGAAGTAATGGGGTGTGATGACGATACCCCCGAACTTGATTAAAGTTCATAAAATGTTTACAATTTGTTAATGCAAATGTAACATTTTTATGATATAATTTTTATCCCATCTGAGAAGGTGGGATAATCTTTAAAGGAGTGATGTTATGCGTGTAACAAAACGTGACGGACGGCAAGTAGATTTTGATAAAAGTAAAATCTTCAATGCTGTATTCAAAGCGTTTAGTCAGCTAAACAAACCTGCTATTGAATCGACTCAAATTGCTGGGCAAATTGCAGAAGAAATTGAATCTGAATACAAGGATGGCGGCAGTGTAGAGGATATACAGGATATGGTAGAGAATAAGCTTATGGGGACGTATTATAAGGACGTTGCCAAGGCTTATATTACATATCGGTATCTCCATAATCTTGTCAGAAATCAATATAAAAACTTAATGGATTCTGTGGGGGAGAAGCTATCAGGACAGAAGATTGATAATCAAAATGCCAATGTAGATGAACGTAGTTTCGGTGGGCGCATGGGTGAAGCGTCTGATATCGTAGCTAAGAGGTATGCACTAGACTACATTGTATCGCCCATGTCTAAGGCAAACCACGAAAACAATGAAATTTACATTCACGACTTAAACAGTTATGCTATTGGCGACCACAACTGTCTGTCTATTCCTTTTGATGACTTGCTTGCTAAGGGGTTTAATACCAGACAGACAGATGTAAGACCGGCTCAGAGCATCAATACAGCCTTTCAGCTTGTGGCAGTTATCTTTCAGATTCAAAGCTTGCAACAATTCGGTTAAAAACCCTGCCGAAGTAAAACCCCTTAAACTGCTGGGACACCCTTAGAGCCTTAAACGCTACAACGTAAATGAAAATTAGGCGTGATAAGCAAAAAAGTTTTAAGGATTGGGCAATCAGCAACGAAGTTCTTCATTCTCCTTTTATAAATAAAGGAGAAGATTCTATGGAAAAACAAATTTTTATTAACAACGCGCCTACTAATTTTTGGATTGAAGATACTGGACGGCTTAGAAATCAAAGAACGAAACGATGGCTAAAGGGCGGTATAAACAAAGGCTATCATTTTTATTCTTTGCATTTTAGAGGTAAACAATACATTTTTTACACACATCGTCTGGTGGCAGAATATTTTATTGACAACCCTGATAATCTACCTATCGTTCAACACATTGATAACAACAGGCTAAATAATCTTTATACTAATTTACGCTGGGTTTCTACTGAGCAACATGCACAAAAAGTGTCTCAAATTATTAAAAAAGTACCGAGGCCCAAACGAAGCTATATCGATTTTAATGGTATTGAAATGGCTCAATTTAGAAATTCACCTTATTATCTAACAAGAGATGGTCGGGTTATCAACGTAAGCAAAAGAATAGAAGTTCGTCCAGAAATTACAGGGAATTATCTGCGTTTCTTGGGTGCTTATAACCTAAACAATAAGCATTTTTTAATTCACAGAGCAGTTTGGGAGGCTTTCAATGGCATAATTCCAAAGGGATATGACATTGACCATGTAGATGGAAACCCTAGAAATAATGCTTTGAATAATTTAGAATTAGTGACACACAAAGAAAATGTCCGTAGACGAAATATGGATTGGACTTATGTAAGTGATAATTTTTACCATGGAGAACGAAGAAAACGCTCATCGACTATTAGTAGCGCAAGCGAAAAAGGGGGACTCTTTTTATTAAAAGAGTAAGATATAGTCAGCCCCGTTTTGAAAAATACGGGAATGCAGAAATGGGGGTTTCTGCAACTCATCTTGACTGGACGATGGTTCCTTATGTGCGGAAGTCGTTCTATAAACACTATGCCGATGGATTGAGATACATTGCCAGTCGAGACGTTCGATATGTTCAAGAGCACGTTTATGACATCATCAATAGCCCTGATTGCTTTGAAGGATGCCTATCTATCGACTCTGACTGGTGGAAAGATGATGAGAATGTTTACCAATATGCACTTGATATGACTACCAAAGAGTGCTATCAGGCTGTTGAAGGTATGTTCCATAATTTGAACACACTACAATCGCGCTCCGGGAATCAGCTGCCCTTCAGTTCTATCAATTTTGGTACTTGCACATTACCCGAAGGCCGCATGATTACTAAGGCAATTCTCGACACGTCCATTAAAGGAATTGGTAAGCTCCATCGTACAAGCATCTTCCCATGTAGCATTTTCCAGTGTATGAAAGGCGTTAATCGTGAACAGGGCGACCCCAACTATGACCTGTTTAAGTTAGCCCTAAAGTCCACTGCACAACGCTTGTATCCTAACTATGCCAACGTTGATTGGTCTGGTAACGCTGGATATGATGTTAATGACCCCAAGACGTATTTTAGTACCATAAATAAAACTGTGGCATAATATGGCAACATATTATGAAAACTCACCTAAACAGGGAAAATCCTTAATCTTGGTTCTGTTTAAGGACAATCCTGTGCTAAATTTGCTTGTCTTTTCTTATTTTATTATTTGCTCAAATGGAGGTAAATATGGAAATTTGGAAAGATATTAAAGATTATGAAGGATATTATCAAGTAAGTTCCGAAGGCCGCATAAGAAATATAACTACGGGACATATCTTAAAAGGTGATACAAACAATCTTGGCTATAAACGTGTTTGGTTATATGCTCCTGTGACCAAAAGAATATTTGTCCATAGGTTGGTTGCTTTAGCCTTTTGTGATAACTGGTCGGAAGAAAAAGTAGTAAATCATAAAGACGGCAATAAACAAAATAATACTGCCTCCAATTTAGAGTGGGTAACTCGCTCTGAAAATGATTTACACGCTTTCAGGCTTGGTTTGCGTTCTGTATATCCATGCCAATTTAAGCATAAAATCATTGCTTATAATAAAGACGGGACTATTTATAAAATATATGATAATGTCCAAAAGTGTTGCGATGATTTACAAGTAGCATGGTCAAATATTTATAATTGTTGTAACGGTAAACAACTAACTTGTAAAGGCTATAAATTAGTTTATTCAACTTAAACAAACAAAGACGAGCAATAAAAGCTAAACGACTATCGAAAGAATAGGCAAAAAGAAATATTTTGCTGAATAATCAAGTAGAGTACATTCAAGCGAATGGAAAAGGTGAGAGTCCAATGAAGGTTAAAACAACATTGGATTGTGATATAGTCTGAACTTATATGGTAACATATAGCAGTATAAACGGTATTGCAGTAGCGATGCAATATGAACGAATTGGGGATGTAGAACCGCAAACGGTTGGGATATTAACGGTTTTGGTCAACTTAAAGACGGTAGAGGCAACATTTGCCCTGTAACCATCATCATGCCTACTGTGGCGATGGAAGCCAAAGAAATGGCAGAAGCTGCGTATCCAGATGCCAATACCATTGATTGCTTCATGCATCTTCTGGACACCAAAATCCACGAAGCCAAAGATATGCTCATTGAGCGTTTTAATTGGATTTGTAGCCAACCACCAGAAGCCGCAAAATTCATGTATGAAAACAATGTAATGGCTGGGTATATACCAGAAGAAGGCATTAAAAGTGCATTAAAGCATGGAACATTGGCAGTCGGGCAAATTGGCTTGGCTGAAACCTTACAGATTTTGATTGGCAAAGACCATACGACCAATGAAGGCATGGAACTTGCTAAAAAGATTGAAAAGTTATTTAAGGATAGATGCACTGAATTTAAGGAAAAATATAAACTTAACTTCGGAGTCTACCTGACTCCAGCCGAGAATTTAGCTTATACATCAATGCAAAAATTCAAAGCAAAATACGGCATAATTCCTAATGTGTCTGATAAAGAATATTTTACTAACTCTATTCATGTCCCTGTATGGAAAAACATGACGCCTTTTGATAAGATTGATATTGAGTCTCAACTTACAGGATATTCTAGTGCTGGTTGCATTACTTATGTAGAGCTTGATAGCGGTTGTAAAAACAACCTTCTGGCGCTTGAAACAATCGTTAATTATGCCATGGATAAGGATATTCCTTACTTCGCAATCAATGTGCCAAACGACCAATGTATGGATTGCGGGTATTGTGACGAAATCGGCAATGACTGTCCTCAATGCGGGAGTGATAATATTAAGCGCCTACGCAGAGTCACTGGATATCTTACAAACGACTACAAGACAGCATTTAACAAAGGTAAACAGCAAGAAGTTGAAATGCGAGTAAAACATCAAAAATTTAATACCTAAAACACTTGACAAAAGCCCATTGATTTGTTATACTTAATACATTCAGTGGGCTTTTGCCCTAAAGAAAGGAGAATATATATGACACCTATTCGTGTATACCAAGGCCGATTTAGTGAAGAACACTTTCTATTTGAAATTCCTTCTCATATAAATTATGCTCCCAGTAAAGGCGATTTTCTTTTTCATCACGGTACATCTTACAAAGTATTATATATCATGCTAGACGTTGACGATGATGAATATATCGTATTTGTTCGTGAAGCTGTGGAGGAAGATTTTTAATGAAGGTAACATTGTTAAATCCCGAGCAAGTTAAAGACCTTTTCAAAAATTGGTCTATTACTTCTTCTGTGTGTTATGGCTCTACAATCAATCCTGGCAACCCTGAAGCAATCGGCAAACACTGTATGAAGTCAGGCCATTTTAGCGGTTCAAGAGGCGATTATATCAAGTTTCGTGTAGATGATGTACCTCGTTTTGAAGTTGACCAAGCGACTAGGCATGAAATCGGCGTATTCAAGAATGTGGCTTCTTTTAGATACATTTCTAAGAATGAGTTCAGATACTCTGCGCCAACTGAAATCTTTGACAATCAAGAGCTATTCAACCGCTACAACGAGCACATGGACAATACCATGGAACTATATTCTGATATTCAAAATTATGTATATGAGAAAACAGGTTCGCATGAACGTAGCAACGAATCTGCACGGTATTTGCTTCCCATATCTACCCACACTAGCTTTGTGATTGGCTATACTATTGAAGCATTTATCCACCTATGCAATTCTCGTCTATGCGTTCGTGCCGAAGATATCATTCGTGAAATGACCACGCTTATGAAACAGGAAGTTCTAAAAGTTCTACCTGAACTGGAAAATGACCTTGTACCCAACTGTGTTAAGCTAATGTACTGCCCAGAAGGCAAATCTAGTTGTGGTGCTTACCCTACTAAGAAGGAATTAAAGGAAATTATTGCCAAGGGCAAGGAGGTAACAAAGGATGATTAACGTTAAAATCAAACGGTTGTCTGTTGATGCTTGTGTTCCCACCTATGGCTCTAATAAGGCCGCTGGGCTTGACCTATATGCTAATATTGGCTGTGAATACGCCCGTACTACAGATGGTATGCGTCTTTTCCCAAAGACTATTGATATTGCTCCTCACACCACAGTAAAGGTAGGCACTGGTTGGGCAATTCAGCCCCCGGAAGGCTATTGTGGCCTTATTTTTGCCCGTTCTGGTCTTGCTACTAAACAAGGTCTAAGACCAGCTAACTGCGTAGGTATTTGCGATGAAGATTATACAGGCGAGTATATTGTTGCTCTACACAACGATACAGACGAAATCCAAATCATCCATCATGGAGACCGCATTGCACAGCTTGTGTTTATGCCCTATGAACAGGTGTCCCTTACCGGGGTAGAAGAGCTTGACCCTACTGAACGTGGCGATGGGGGCTTTGGTCATACAGGAAAGTAAAGGAAAATACTATGATTATTTGTGTAGATTTTGATAAGACCTTATCCCTAGGTACTAGATACCCCTACATCGGAAAGCCAAATACAGAGCTATTTTCCTTATTAAATTCATTACAAAAACTAGGCCATACACTTATCTTATGGACTTGTCGTGAAGGCAAGCCACTCGAAGAAGCTGTTGCTTGGTGTAAGGAAAATGGGCTAGAATTTAATTATGTAAACCAAAATGTATCATGGCTAGGTTTTGACTGTCGTAAGGTCGTAGCTGACTGGTATATTGATGATTGCGCCGTTCATGTAAGCGACATTAAAACACTTAAAGCCATCGTAAGGCAAGCTGAACTTGATGATAAATATCATTCATAATTTGTTCATAATTTGAAAAAAATAGGGAACTTAGACAGAGTAAAATCCATCTAAGTTCCCTATAATTATATATTAGCCTTGTTAGCCCTGAGGAATTTCCTCAAGTTCAACAGTTAAAGTCTGGTCTTTATCATTAGTGATAGTCAAGTGCTTGCCAGTATAGCCTTCTTTTTCAACATTAACGCCATATTGGTCGCCAATGCCGCTCAAAAGGAACACATTAGTCTTGCCATCGACAGGCTCAACTTCAACAGAGTCAGCGTCTACAACCTTGATGCTTGCGGTATCAGGGATTGCGTTGACAGTCAGTAGAAAACCGTCCTGTAGGCTCACAACGCCCTTATTCAGCTTAAAGAAACGGCCATCTAGTCCAATGCCACAATTACCTTTTGCAAACACAGGCTCGCCAATTTCTTCACCTTCACTGTTATGCAGAGTAATAATCTTGCTGCCACCAACTTTAGTAACAGTAAACAAATCTCCGTCCCAAAGTTGTCCACAAGTGGAGACAGCCTTACTTACGTCAACAGCAGAAGCATTTATATCACAAATAATACCTTTGATAATTTTCAAAGAATTTTATCTAGGGCGATTCCGCCACAATATTTAGCCATATATATTACCTCCTATTATTTAGTAACCCAAGCTAAAGCACCATTAACAATGCCCAACACCTTACCATTGTCAGCTTCAGTAAATGTGGGTAGAATAGCATCTACATAGCCTTTGGTTACAGCTTCGCTATCTTCAGTAGGAGTGCCAGTCAACTTTAGCTTGCCTACCATAGTACCACCAGATTTAAGGATAGCACTGGCCTGAATAGCACCTGTTTTACCATCAACATAAGATTTAGTAGCAGCATGATAAGTCTGCGTAGGTTCACCAACGCTAACAGGCACATATTCATTCTGTGTACTAGCCTTTACAAAAGCCGCAGAACCATCGCTAGAAGCAGTTAATCTAGGTGAATTGGTTTCTACAGATTCAATCGTAGGGCCAATATACAAAGGCGCAGGACCATTAGTAGAAATTTTGTGAACATTAACAATAGCGTGTTCATTCATATCAAGTTCACTATCAATCTTTCCGTCAGCACCCAAAACAGACCGCTCATCAACATACTTCTTTGTTGCAGCGTCTTGGTCGGCTACAGGGTCAAGCAAATCTGTAATTTTATGGTTATTCAAACTAACCTCAGATTCGATAGCCATACCGCTATCAGTATTACTAATAGACTTCACACCCATAATGGCATTACCTGACATATATAGGTTCCCTTCCATCGGGATAGAGCCATCAGCCTTAAAGTCACCATCTCCACCAGCCCCGCCAACTTGACCAATAACATTTAGCACAGGGCGATTTAATTCATCTTTAGTGTACTTAAATTGGTCACCATTAAACAAATAAGCACCGTCTTTAGCACGAATATTAGCCACAGTATTCCTCCTTTTTAATTTTATTCAAAAAAATAGCTTCACGGGTCATCCCATGAAGCTAAATATTTAACCAAATAGAACAGCACGATAAGTCTCTGTTGCAAGAGTTCCAGTGCCAACAATAGTAATAGTTACGTTATAATTAGTCTGGTCTACGGTCACATCGGCCATAACTTGTGCGCCAGTCGCCACTTCATAAAGTTGAACAATAATAGCATTGCTATCAATCCCGTGTGTAGTCTTAGGGATACTCCAACTAAAAGTGCCGCCACTAGCAGTAATGGCTTTATTAGTGGCTGTATACTTGTGGAAACTTCCAGGCATAGTAGACCATGTAGGAGCACCAGAGCCATTAGAAAGCAAAACTTGCCCCTGAGTCCCAGCATCAATAGGTGCATAAAAACTAGGGTTGGCATTAGCCGTCCCGTTTAGAGTAATGGCGTTTTGAGTAGCACCTTCTGCAATGCCACTTAACTTAACTACCATTGTACTATCCATAGCACCATTGGCGTTTGCAGAAGCCACACTCATCTTAACACCAGAAGCATCAACAGATAAGCCGTTTTCAGCTACGACTTTTACAGAAATAGCATTAGCTTCGCTAATCTCAATGCCATTCCCAGCTGTGTATACGTCTACCAAATCTTGAACATTTAGATAAATATGACTTTCTTTGCCAGTGCCAGAATCAGTATCATAAGTATTAACAACAAAGTCGATATACTTAGTACCTTCAGCAAAGCCAGAAGGGTCGTCCGCAGTTGCGGTCTTTACAGAAGCAGACTTCACAAGATAGTCTTTGGGGATGTTAATGGTAGCCCCAGCGGGAGCGCCATCTTTTTGCAGTTGATAAGAAGCAAGATATCCGTCTGTAGCAGTTTCTAGCTTTACAACAGAATATTCAGCAATAGCGACTTCTTCCACACTAGTCATATGCCCAGCTTCATCAACGGTAACTTTGACGGATTTAGAAGCGTTACCATAAACACCGGCAACAGCACCGCTCAAACTATGCCCGATAGTAACTTCTTTGCCTTCGCCAGCAATATCAACCCATTTGTTCCCAGAAGCAATAGAGAAAGTATCAGTTTTAGCATCGGCTCTTAGTGTCACATCAGCAGAAGCCCCAACAACAGCAGTAGAAGCTGTAGACTGCTTTTTAACAGCGATATTAGACCATGCGTTTTGGTTGACTTCACCGCCCCCACTTACAGCGTTCTTTACAGCAGTATCGAGTGCAGCAATAGCCTGTTGCATAGTCATATCGGCAATTACATAACCATCCGTAACAGGCTGATATCCAGCCAAAGTTAGCCCTGTGACATTAGTAGTAATTACCTTACCAGTAGCGTCAAGACCAGTGACAACCGCACCCGTAGCAGAGCCTTGACTATAAACAACGCCGATAGGCCCCCAATCAGTGCCATTATACCGATAAATAAACTTATCAGAGCTATTGTAATAAATTTGCCCTTCAACCGGGTTACTGGGGGGGGTGGCGAGGGGCTGAATCACAGCATTTTGAAGCTGATTTTTGTTCAGGTTAAGATTCACAAGTAGATTCATTTATTTAATTCACCTCAATTTAAATAAGCCTTTCCGCTAAAGGCACCAGAAAAAGTGAGCCTTACATTGTTTTCATCAATATAAGTCACATCGCCAATCACAATACTATCGGCACTATCAACGACAGTAACACTTGGATATTTGTTTAAATCATGTTTGATTTCCCACACATCAATTGCAATAGCTTGAACAAATAAAAAATGCTTATCCTCTTCAATTCCAAGGTCTTTATTCGTTTTATTCCCGACTAGTGTAACACCATTGATAGAAGGCTTGTTGTTTAGCTCGCTATAGTCGCTACTCACGGCGTTGACTCGTCCCAGTCCAACATTAAAAGTACCGCTAGTAGGGAAAGAAACATTTGCATTAAAACTCACCAGTCAACACCGCCTAACAAAGTAGAACTAACAGGAACATTCATAATAATGCTTGCTGGTTTATAGCCATTCTGCGTTGTGGCTAAAACTTGAATATTTACTTGAGTTCCTTTAAAAGACAAGGTTTCTTCTTGTGTCAAAGAGCAAGTCAAAACGCCTTCTTTTACTTCGATATCTTGCCCTTTTTTATCAATCACAGTTGGACCAGAAGTAAATACAATATGTGTGTTCTCAATATCTATGTTTTCAGTTTCAAGGCAAACATTAAAATTAAACGTGGGGGTAGAGCCTTTAAAAATTAGATTTAATTCTTCATTGCAATTAAAATCACAAACTGTTTCCATTATTCCACCTCCAATAAAAAATAAAGAGAGGTAAAAACCTCTCTTTTAAACGCTCAGAATATCCTTTAGCTTTTGAAAAGCATCCTTTACATACTTACAAGCGGCAGTAACAAAAGCACCGATAATCACAATGCCATCCATCACTTGCATGGTCTCATCTGCAATATCAATGCCTACATAAGTCATGTATTCAGGTAGAACACTAACAACAATAGACATTAGACTAATACCTAGCCCAAGAACAATAAACTTTAGTACGCTTTGGCCAATCATCTTCCAATCAAATTCATAGCCCTCAATCTTAACATTGCGCCAAATTCCAAGGCAAATATTGCTCAGATAAGCCCCAAGAAAAATAGCAACGCCAAAACCGACCTTTTCCAGATTAAGTAGAACAAGAGTAATAATGTTCATACAATCACCCCAATAAATTTAATTTATCTAAAATTTCTGCTAATTTTTCTTCTGTTACAACCCGATTAACAGAATCAACCAAACCCATTTTCTTTGCTTTATCAAACGATGTTTCGTTCTCATAAGGTAGTACGTTCGTGCTAATATAATTCTTCACATCAGCACGAAAGTCATCCATGGTTTTATTATGCTTGCTAAAGAAATGGCCCACATCAATATGATTTGATGCAATACCAAGTTTGTGCCCTTCTGCGTGTGAAACTATAGTATTTTTATCTACATTTTTAACGCACAATCGGTTTAAAACATAAGCGCAAGTAAATATAGCCTTACGATAAACGTCCTCAAAATAAGCCTGATTTTTCTTTATATTATAAGACATAAAACTGTCTTGTCTTTTTTGTAAAGCATGAAGTGTAGTCAATCCAACAGAACCATCTTGCTTTAAACCGTTGTCTTTTTGGAAAGCAATCACAGCCAATTTAGTTGCTGGGCCAAAACTACCATCAATGTCAACCTTATAGCCCCAAACATTTAGTTCTTTCTGTAGCATAGTCACAGCATATTTAGTATTGTTCCTACCACCATAGCTTAAAGCAAGCCAATTTGCATCAATAAATCTTGCGTTCTCAGGCTCACAAATTTCACACCCTACATGGGTATTATTAGCACTGCCACCGCAATGCCATGTTTTAATACCAATAGGCATAATTTGGTAAATACCAGTTTCATCAATAATAAATTCAACTTCTGCTTGAGCAGAATTTCTATTCCATCTATTGATTAAATCTTTAGCTTTTACTCCAGGCGCACCTGTGCTATGTTGCATATAGGCGTGTTTATTTCGTTTTGTTTGAGCTTTATATCTTGGGTTATTTGTCATCAAAGATTGTGTAATACTGTATTTCATACAATCTCCTCATAAATAAAGAGGGCCGAAGCCCTCTTAGTTTTTATCTTCTTTTCTTTTTCTATTCAGCAAACGCTTGGTCAGCAAATGCTGGGCATACTACTCGATTTCCCATGCATGATTCACCATAAACTCCAAATCCGAAGCACTAAGCTCATCAGCTTTGATAAAGCGTTGCAAACAGTCTAAGTGTTGCTGAATCATCCTAACAATCATTTCATCACTCATCTTAGCCATAATCATAGCCTCCTTTATTTGATGGTTTGATTATAGCATAAGACGATTTAATTGTCAAGCGTTTTTGTCTTCTTCAACACAAGCCTTTACAACTTCCACAAATTCATCATAGCCCTTGGCAAAAGCCTTAACGAGGTCATTATAATGCTTGCCAATAAACTCACGAATTTCTTTTTCGTTCTGAATGGTCATATGAGTCAGGTCTTTGTAATAAGCCAGCCCTACAAACAAATCAGATAGATTATTAGTTTTAGTAGTCTTAAAAATTTCATACAGAATCTTAGCGTCCATAATATTACCCCCAAGCTATGTATTTTCTTATTTCACCGTCAGGATTTAAACGAAAACTATAAGTAATAGTTTTACCAGCCACACGACCACTTTCATCGCCGTTTACTACATCGAATCCGTTCTTGCGTACTACTAAGAGATTGTATGTATTAGAAGGAGAATCAAACGTAGCTCGGAGAGGAGAACCTTTTACGGCAAGGCCACCATACCAAGTTTGAATTCTATCATCTATATTTGTTAAAGGGTCGCTTTCGCGGAAAAACAGGCCATCTACTGTAGTTACAAATACGGCAGTGGGAGTAAAAGGCAAGTTAATCGTTTGAATAGGATTACCATTACCTTCATAAGTTCCATACGCAAAATGTGGAGCATAACTATAAATGTTACTAATAGTAATAGCTGTACCAGCATCTTGTTTAGCATTGATTTTAGTTTGCAAGTCTGTTTGAACTGAAGTAATTCTATTATTAATAGCAGTAATTTGAGCATCCGCTCCAATCACTTGCTGCCAATAAGTTTTAGGATACAAAGGTATGTACGCACCATTTACATTCTCTTGTATAGTAAATAATTTGCCCAATTATTTCACCTCATATCGTACCTGTCACTTGAAACCAAATTTCGCCATCATTTTGTGTAGGCTGAGTTTCTTGAACAGGAATATTATCTTGTTTAAATGTATCGTCTTTCGTGTTTTGAATTTGAACCAAATAATCGGTCAAATCATTAAGCAATTTTGCAGTTAAGCCTTTTTTGGCTAATTGCTCATCGGACAATATACCAAGTGTATTGGTAAAATTGTCGTTCTTCCAATGCTGTTGATATTGGCCCCATTTAACCTTATCGTCTATTTGAATATCTGAAAATCTCATTATACTTCACCCGTGACTTGAAACCAAAAATCACCGTCTCGTTGATTAGTGGGCTGAGTTGTGGATACAATATAACCGGGCGAATATCTGTTGTTAAAATATTTCTGTACAGCTATAATAGTATCGTTAATTGTGTTCAGATAATCGGCTGTAATAATCTTGCTTTGATTATTTGGGATTTGTTCAAGGATATTTTGTGCTAAAGCAAGATTGCCTTCTATCATTGCGTCTTGATATTGCTTGATTAAGGCTCCATCTGAAGCTGTGATTTCAATCATGTTTGGAAAATTTTGTATACTATTTGGGAAATTTGAAGCCACACTATCGCTCCTTTACAAAATAGGATAATAAGGATAAAATGTAATCATTGTAATGCTCATTGTTGAGCTTACGCTCCCATAGTCAACAGAATAAGATTTAATAATATACCTATTCGTCACATCACCTTGTTTTGGCGCATGGGACACTACGATGTTTACATCTATCCATGGGATAGGAATAACATTTAATGTAATATTATCATTCAGCCTGCATTTCCAATATCCTTCAATTTCTGCTCTTTGTTGAGCTAAATCGTCAGAAGTAATATTTTCATATTCTCCACCGCACAGAACTTCACGAATGATGCCTACAGAGCCGTTTACATAGAATGGGCTTTCAGGGTTTGTATCTGACCAGGTTGCTTTTGCTTGGAGACCGCCTAGGAATTCAAATTTTACTGTCCCTAGTCCAGTGGTTGTGCCATTAGGAATTCTTTGTAAAACATAATATTGATTGTTTAACAGAGTTTTATTGGCAATAAGAGCAATACCAATAGCGGTTCCATTTATTGTTACTGTTAAGGCAATACCATTGCTAATATTACCATAGGTGTTAGTGAAGCCTATCAAAGAATAATCTGAGTCTTGATAGGCTGGGATATTTAACGTCATATCATAAGACACAGGCCCACGGAATTTAATAGTAGGATTAGCATCATAATATTGTACTTCATGCGTCCTACCATAAACTTCAATATAATTCTTTACAGTAGTAAAATCCGTACTAACCGTTTCGCCAGTAACAACACTAGTCCAAATATCATCCGTAATCAATACAGGGTCATCTTCACCATTTGGGATTGGTTCGTAATGGAAAACGCCATCCACATCAAAATACATTTGATACTTAGGCATGATATCTCTTAGCTTAGACAGAATATCAAACACATAACCGCCTTGGTCAATTTGAATATCATAGGGCACAGGCTGGATAGCATTATTAACTTTGCATTCTTCTACAATGTATTTGGTAAACCCGCCTAAAGCAAGCGTAGCAATAATTGCTTGCCTTACGTTTTCGCCTTGCTTAATCACAGTAGGTATTCCTGGTAATTGGCCGTTTCTAGCACCCGTGAGCTTTGACATCAAGTCAAGCCCTGCAAAAGATAGCGTATGCGTAGTTGCATTGTATTCATAACTAGGCGCATCAATCAGATAAATTCCCTGATTGTACCATTGAATTTCTTGAGTATAAATATTTTTAAGGCCGATGTAAAGTTGAATATATCTGTCTAAGAAAATCCTATTTCCTGCCCCAACTTCATATCCGCTATCTGTCACAACAAAGCTCACATTACAGCTTCGCCTTAAATCGCTGTCTGCATCACATCGAACACTACATGACAGCATATTACCACTTAGCTCATCAATGACATTATAATTAAAATCAAGTAGATTTAATTTAATATATCGTTCTGTATTTTTTTGCTTAATGATGTTATAATCATTTTGTGTAATATTTAGCATAGCATCACCGCCTTGTGGGGATTAGGCCATTTTCAAACAAATCGTCCTTATCATTGACATCCCCAACTTCTGTCCATTCAGCGCTGATTTTAACCATACCTTGTCCAAAGCTATTATCATAAGAGAGATTGGGATTGCCCGTGAAATAAGCAAGCCAACTATTGCCATTCATGTCTTTGATGACTTTAGGCTTTTTATTGGTCAAGAAATCAAGCATAACTTCCTTTTCTTTCGTGATACCGATTCTATCAACTTTGTGCGTCTTTTCAAAAGACTCAGGTAGCACCCATCCACCAACAGAACCAGTCTGATATCGCATAATACTATTGCTTACAACAACCGGATATTTTCGGCCATAAGGTTGAAAAACGCCAATTTGTTGATTGGCTGTGTTGTTATTGTATTCTACGCCAGCCCTTAGCTTAATAATAGTATCAATATCGCCGATGAACACACCTTCAAATTTTGACATAATGGATTCAATAATATAACTGCCTTCCGTATCCTGCGTAACAGGCACAAAAGCATATTCATATTCTGTATCATATGCAGCTAAATTATCAGTGATGATAAAGCTCAAATCTTCAACTTTACTAACTGGTAATTCACGAATTGTAATCCAATCAAACGTGCCTTTAATTCTCCGTTTAACACGAACAGACGTTACATCATGGGCAATTTGTTCCACGTTACCAGCAGAAGCGTTACCATTAAATTTAGCGTCCATAATCGTATCAACTTCCCATTTTGTAGGGATGATTGAATTATAATCAAAGGCGACATTATTTGTCACATTAAAATGGTCAAAAATGCCACCTTGCAACTTTGTATTTGTTAAATTCTTGATAGTTGTAGGCGAGGGGTCGAGAGCATTTCCATCGCTACAAAAATTATACCCAATAAATCCTATCACGCCTCGACACCTCGATTCTCTATCTTTAATTCATACAAATTGTCTATTTTTCTTAGCCAACAAAACACTTGTTCATTATCAGCAGGAAGGCTGATATACTGTGATTCAATAGTATAGCCCCATGTAAAATTCTTGTTCACACACCGCATTTCAAAGAAGGCTTGTGTCGTAGTCTGCCGATAGTAAATGCTAACAATATCGCCACCTGTATTAGAAAATCTAACAATTTCTTTGTCGGGCGTAAATTGTCTACCCCACATTCTCATTGTCCAATCTCCCGAGATTGTGTAACCATCGGCCCATTCTACATAATACCCATCTTTTCTTAAATCAATTTCTGTATTGTCAATATACGTGGGATTTTGTGGATTTGTTATACCATCAATACCAGTAATATTTGATTCAATCGTGATATATCCACCACTACAATTATTCGTCAAGACTAAATAACTGAACGTATTAAATGTGCTATAATTGGTAGTGAACTTAATCCGACCAGTCGTAACTTGAGTACCACCAGACGTTACGCCATTGACTTCGATAAAATAAGTTGATTTATCTTCAAAGCCACTAAACAAATAAGTACCAGTAAATGGCAAAGTTGTACTTGAATTATACAACGTATTACTTGTACTGATTAAAGCTCCGCCAGCATTATACAGGTTAAATACATAAGCATTCAGTGTTTCGCCTTGTTCTTGATTGTAAGTAATGCTAAAAGCAAAACTACTGTTTGTAATAATATTGCCTACAGGCATATTACTGATTGTAAAGCTAGGTTGAGTGTAACAATAAAATTGAATTGGCGCAGAAGCATTAGATTTATTGTTTTGTGCGTCTACGGTTTGTAAAGTCGCTTGGTAATAAGTACCATTTGTTAATGTTCCGGCAGGAAGCGTATGCTCAAATTTATATGTATTCTGTTGCTGTGAATACACAGTTTCAAGCGTAACATTGTTTTTGATTGTTAAAATGTTACCTGTAACCTGATTCCCGCCAATAGAATAAAATGTAAATACTTGAGATTGGCTTGCATCAAATGCTGGAATTGAATATAATATAGGTGTTGTTAAAGACATTATGTTTCACCTACTTTTATGTTGCGATATAATAAATCTTTGTTGAACTGTCATGAGTAAAATCAGTTACATAATTCATAGACATAAACCAAATTGTTGCCGGAGTATAATTTTGAATATAGCTACACATTACTTTAAAAACGCCTATTGTTGGACTATAAGGAATGGAAATACCCAATAAAATCGCAGGGTTGGGTAAATTATACTGACTTGTAAATTTATAATAATATAACTTCGCTGTAACACTACCTAAAAATGTAAAAGTCCCGCCAGTGTCTGAAATAACGCTAACTATTTGACCACCATAGTTGGCGATATTGCCAGCGTGAATGATGTTATAATTTTTCGAGGTATTGCTTACCCTATCTACAAGCTGAATTGCATCATCTAACGTGGCAGCGTTAACTGAATCTTTGATTAAAAGCGTCCTGCTATTAGAGTTATTACCTACAACATTTCTAGCCACTACAGAAGTCGAATGGCCGGATGACTCCATGAAACCTTCGCCAGCGCCGCTAGCAGTAGGTCGAACTATAAGTTTAGGATAACTTACTGTAGAAGCAGTGATATTTCCATTAACAGTAAGACTTCCAGTCATCGTATCTCCGGTTTTCTTAACAAAGTTAGATGAGCTGGGGATAGATTTTTTAACTTCATTAAGTTGGGAAAGATTAACAGCGTCGTTGTCGGAAGTTGCGTCTGCAATGCCAGTTAAAGTTACATTATCGTTAGAATGTTTAAACAAAATTTTATTAGAGCTAGGATAAAAAAAGCATTCTATCGACCCCGTAGAACCACTATCTGAAGCGACAAGGCGGATATTATCGGTTCCATCCGCAGTTAAGCCTATAGCTTCCGTCTGGTCCTCAGAACAAATAGTCATATCATCCAGAATTTGAATCTGCCCATTAACATTAAGCAAGCCACCATCATCAGAAATATATTCAGAAGCGCTAACTTTCCCATTATCATCGGCGACTAAAATTTTATTTTTAGTCAAATTATTTTCAACAATCGTGCTAGCTGCACCAACAACTGTATCTTGCTTTGAATTTAATGCGGTCTTAACACTAGTTACATCTGTTTTTAATGCACCTACATCTGTTGTCAAGCCCTCAATATCACTTTCAGCCATTGCGATATTATCTTCATTTGTTTTTACTCTTGCTTCAAGAGCATCTATATCTTTTTTACGAGGAACAGATAAATCTTGATTGTATTGCCCTATGTTTTTCATTGTTTCACCTCGATTGAGTTATAAGTTCATTCATGCAGCTTAATGTCCATGTTGTTACCTCCTTATAGGTCAGCGGAGATGTCTATGTTAGACGAAGCCCCTCCTCGAACGAAATAAGGTGCGTTTACTTCAAAAGCTCCAGATTTTTTGAAGTCAACGTAGATAGAATTTTGGTTAGTCCAAACGAAAGAAACTGTCACGTTAAAGATGTCGCCAGAAGCCCCAGTCAAGAAGAAGCCTGAACTTGCATTAAGATTTAGGGTTGGCGATGTACGCATCTGCTCCGGTAGGTAAATTATTGCTCTAGCAGTATTTGCGTCAATCCCAAAAGCGATAGCCCCTGCGACATACATGGGGGGAGAGAATCGCCAGAAATACCACTGGCACCTCCTCAACTGCTCCCCCTCCTCCGGCACCTCATTAAGCACCCACTTGTCGCCCTCCCGATGCGCCAGGGTTTGGGTGGGGCCCAGCTCCAGCTTTGCGGCGAGGATGGTATCCGACAATGTCCCGATAGTTGCAGGCTGTATTCGAAAGAAATTATTGTTTATGTTTCCAAAATCATTGTTGTTTATGCCGAACTGTATGAGTTTCAATCCATGAGCATTGATGGGCACCGTATACCACTCGGCGCTTTTTAAAACAAAGGAATTCGTGTAAAGTGTCCCGTCAGCAAACAGCAGTGATATAGCAACCGTCTTTCCAAAGAGTTCTTCAAGAACGGCTGACTCGAAATATTGATACAATGTGCCAGCAATTTTGATTCCGCCTGACACAACAGACAGAGAGGCGCTGTCACCGTCCCACGACCGCCAACGGTCAATATAGTAAACGTTGCCCGTATAACTCGTCAATCCCCTTTGATTAACAGGGTTACCAAAGTACCAGTTGTCTAATAAATTAGGATTCACAGTAAATTTAGGTGGGACAACGATAAAACTTCTTGACATATCGTTACTAGGCACAAAAATTCTATATAGTCCATTTACTTCGGGAAGACTCCCATAAAAATATACTGTTCCACTTACGCCATTTGAATCCATTACACAGGTGTTCTTATTTATATTAACAGATGCACAGATTCCTGTCAATACTTTTGTGATATTATCTCCAATTTTTTTATCAGCAAGAATTTCTATTGCGTCAAGAATTTCATTGTTTGTATCCATGCTACACCTCTTTATATAGGAGAGGGCGCATGATTACGCCCTCTGATATGCTCTTTGATATGCCATTTGCCGTAGGCCGGTAATAAAGTTCTGTGCGTTGGTCACACTGGGCAAAGACAAATTATCAATGTTAAATACGTTATTCATGCTTTGTGCAAAAGCACTAGGATTGATTTTGCCCCAATTCCATAGATTCCTAGTGATGTCAGCAGGAATGATACCTTCTCCACCACCTAAGACTCTTAATTCAGGCCCTCGTTCACCAACCAAAGATAAACCAGATTCAGCGCTTAAAGTACCATTTGCATGGCCTCTTGCAGCAGCGGCATTAGATACCCAATCAGGTGCGCCATTGTCTTCAAGCCAATCAGAATCGACATAACCATCTCGGTCTTTATCCATGTCTTTGCCGGGACTGTCATCCTTATAATCAACTTTTCCATCATCTCTTAAAGAACCACCTGAACCAGTACCTGGGTCATACCCACTACCATTCCATGCAGTGCCATCACTATTTAAGCCTTGGTCTTTATAATAATCTTCAAGCTTTTTAGGATAACCAGCATCCAACTGGCTTAAAATATTATTATATTTGTCAACAAAATCTTGAACATTCGTCAGTCTAGTTTGCCAATTCTTTTGTTCAAGGTCAATGCCTAAGACTTGCTGTGCAATGAGTTTATCTTGTTGTTCTTGATAGTCGGTTGTTACTTTTTCCCATTGTTCACGATACTTATTCCAGCCTTTAATCTGTTCATCAATGGCCTTCAAAGCATTTTCTTTTTGCTTGTTAAGATTCTCTGTTTCTTTTCTTAGAGCTTCTTCACGATTATAAGCGTCAAGTTGGGCTTGAGCTTCAGCAATGGCTTCTGTATCTTGTAGATATTGGAACCGGCCGTCTTTAAAAACATAAAGAGTCTTATCTTGAGCTTTGGCAAGATTTTCTAGTAATTGCTCTTTTTGAATCTGCCTATCAAGTTCATCATTGGTATCTTGTAGAGCTTGAATCTGGTCATCATAGAATTTTTCTGTTTCGTCTCTTTGCTTATTTAGCTTTTCAACTTCTTCATCAATCTTCTTCAGGACAACATTTACAGCAGTTTCATAATCAGATTTTTGCTTTTCTAGCCGTTCTTCCCAGAGCTTCTTTTCTGTTTCGTATAGTTCCTCTGCACGGGCTTTTGCTTTTTCAAGGCGTTCTTTTTCTTCGGCCTCATCTTTCTCGTCTTGCTTTTTCTTTTCATCCGCCATCTTTTTACGAAGGTCAGAGATATCATTAGCATAGTCCCACCAAAGAATACCAAGTTGACGAACTTCTTCGCTTTCATTCCTAAGATTTAAGGCACGGTACTTATCTGCTTGCTCATGAATAGCTTTTTGAATTGCTGTCATCTGGTCAATTTGCTCTTGGTCTGTTGCACCAGATTTTTCTAGTAATTCAAGTTTATCCTTTAGAAGAGAAAGCTGTTTTTTCCACGCTTCTGTGGATAGCTCAACTGCGGTCTTTTCTTTCTTTTGTGATTTCGTTGCTTTGTCAGAGGCTTTTTTGGTAGATTTGGAGGAAGACGGTGTTGAAGGAGTTCCCGGAGAAGTATCAGAAGAGCCTTTCGTAACCTTTGGCGAAAAGTCAGTAATTGCCATCCAACGGTTCCAAACAGTTTTAAGATATTCCTGCTGCGCCTGTTTAACGGACATTTTAGTATTCGTCATACTTGCTTCATGCAAAATAGCCGACTGAATGCCCGCTTGTTGGCCAGATGTAAAAGCGTTAATTTCAGGCTGAGCTACGCCTAAAGCTACCCCTAATTTAGCAATTTCACCAATTTGCTGACTAAAGTCTAACTGAGTATTGTTTAACACCGTCATTGCTGCTACAGCATTGTAAATTTCTGTAATTTCGTCTTTAGTAGCACCTGTGACCGCTGCCAAAGAATCAACATTTAGGTAATTTTTACCATCGACAGTATCAATAGTACTTGCTAATTGAGGATATTTATTGGTGAGTGCAGTCACCTGTTGCTTGGTTAAGCCAGTCTGTCCAGCTGCTTTTTTCGCAACATAAGAATAATACTTATATGTTTCATTTAAAGCATCTAGGGTACCTTTAGCATTGTTCTGAGAATCACCAAGAATATCATGAGCATCTGCTAAATCGCCAAGTTTCTTAGTTACTTCTTCATAATCTTCTTGTTGCTCAGTGGTTAATTCATGGTTGTTTTTTAACGCTTCATCAAGTTCTTTGGCACGAGCGATAAGCTCATTTTCATAGCTGTCGCCAACTTTGTAGACTTGTTGCTCGTTTGTTTCAAATACAATACCAAGAGCTTCCAATTCAGCTTTTGTTTTCTTAGAAGCATCAGGAATATACTGGTCAAGATACTTAACAAGTTCTTCATAACTAGAAAAGTTTACATTTGTTGCTCTAACTAAATCTGCTTTGCCAAGACCTGTAGACTCAGAAGAAATGCCATACCTTGTTTCAGATATAGTACCGCCAGAAATAGTGTTTTTGGCCTTCTTTTGCTGTAACTTTTCATATTTATCTATCTGCTTTTGAAGTTCTTCGTTTTCTTTCTCAAGAGCATCTTTTTCAGATAGAATTTCAGTGGTTTTTTCGTTCCAAGGTAAGGCGTTAATTTCTTCAAGCCGTTGTTTATTGGTTTCTAGCTTGCTTGTATTCTTTTCAATATCTTCTCCAAGCTCAGAAAAAGATTTGCGAGAATCAGCGGTTGCAGCATCAATAGCTTTAAATGCGGCCACAAGACCAGCACCAATCACTACAACAGCTAGAATTGCAGGAAGTAAGGAACTTTCCAAAACAAGACTTGCGGCGGCGGCGGCATCAGCCATAGAAGTAATACCACCAGCAGCACCGGCAGCTCCTGCTATAGTTCCTAAACTGGTAAACTGGCCAATAATAGTAGGTAACAGTTTAGAAACTTTTAATAATTCTCCTGCTCCCCAAGTCGCCGTAGAAATTAACAAAATTTGAGTAATAACACGCCCAAAATCAGTATTAGCAATCTTTAATAAATCATTAGCGAAATCAAGAACTCGTTTTACAAATTCATCACTAATAACATTATTTGATAAATCTTGGAAAGTTGCTTTTAAAGCCGAGACCTTCGCTGCGATGCTTTCTAGGTATCTATTGTTCTCCTGAACAGCAGAGCCTTGAGATTCTAGTGCTGTTGTAGTAGCATCTGTGGCGTGTTGGAAATTATTCATTAGAGCTAAGAAATTGTTTAACTGATTTGTACCCGCGAGAGTAGTAGCAATATATTTTTGCGTATTACTATCCAAATCAGGCCATTTCTTACTTAGTTCACTTAATAATTCATACCCGCTTTTAAGCTGACCGTTTGTATCAAACATGGTCAACTCAAGGTTTTTATAAATTTCAAGAATCTTTTTACCATTGGACGAGTTATCATCCAAAACTTGAGCCAAGTTGGCAAATATTGTATTAGTGCCACGAGCCGCCTTACTAGCTGAGCGTGTCTGTTCCGTAATAGCTGTGACCACAGCAAGGGTTTCTTCAAAACTATTCCCCATTGCAGAGGAAGAAGAGGCCACAACACTTAACGCCTGTGCCAAATCACCAGAAGAAACTGAATAGGCATTCGACACAGCGTTTACAGCATCTACGATATGTTCAGCATTCTCAACGGATTGTGGCCCAGTACCATTAAATGCAATAAGTTGAGAAATAAGAAAATCAGCAGCATCACCAGCACTAATTTGTTCGTCTGCTACATTTTGGAACATAGCAGAAATCTTAGCTAATTGCGCTGAATCCTCATCATTAAAACCGTTCTTACGATAGGATGTTGCTGCTTCAACCATTTCTGACGTTTAACTATTACATTTATTTATACTCAATGATTCCCCAATCATTATCATATTTTTCTTGCTTCTTCTGTTGCTTAATCATCTGGTCTCTTTGTGGCTTATTTCTTACTTTATTACCTTCAGTTATGGCAAGCCCAACAAATACGAATACAATCAAGTTAATTAAAAAATAGACCATCATATCATCAGCCGTTCCAGAAGTCACAAGTGTAATAAATAACGCAATCAAACCTGGAGTAAAAAATATTCCTATTAGCCGCAACATATTCATTTCCCCTTTCTTTGATTGAATCATAACACGCGCCTAAATAAATGTCAATAGTTTTTCCAAAGTTTTTCAGACTTTGCCTGAGTAATTCTTCACCCAATATTCGGAGGGCCGCCCTGTATACTCGATTGACACATCCCTCATCAGGACTTCGCGCCCAATCTGCCCTTTTTTACAGCACTTAGGACTTTCGCCCATATACCATCCTTACAGTTGTAATAGTTTCCCACGTTCATATGGGCATATCTCATCCCATATTGTAGTTGTAAGGCTCTTGAGGCTTTCAAGGGTTTAGGGGCTGTTCTTTATGCACATTTACCATCTGTACATACCGGCTCAGACCGATTTGGTTTACCGGTTCGTGCAACTTCTTCACCCATTACACTTAATTGGTCTACATAATCATTTAAAGAATCTCCCGATAAATCGGAAACCTTCTTAAACTCTGTCAAGGCAGTGTCAAGTTCGTAAACTTGGCCTACCATATCTGTAATAATTTGTGTTGATTTCTGGAATAATTCATTGGCTACATTAAAAGTAAGGTTTAAATCATTACCAGAATCAGATGCTTTTTTGGTAGCACTAGAAATTTCATCCATGGTAGATGCTACTTGCTTCCCATTCGGGACACTAACATCCAACGGAACCTTTTTATCAAGCCCTTTAATAAGCTCATCGAGTGTTTTTTGAACTTCATTCTTTTGAAAATCAACACCAACTATGATATTATAATTTGAATTCTTACTAGCCATAACTCACCATCCTTTAATCGTGATTTTGGCTTATAATTTGGCTATATGCTATAAGCAGAGCCTCGGCTTCATCATCTTCTGATTTCTTGCTTTTCGGCCCATACCATTTCAATTCTAAGCCAAAAATTTCATTCGCCATAATAATAGCTTTTTCTTTTAAAACTTCATGCTTCAAACCCTCTCTAGTTCCGTCATACAAACCAACAGCTTTTCGCCATTTTGAAGGTAACAGAAACACGGGCTTAATTTTATATCCTGCGCAAAGACATAAAAGCATCCCGTGTACTGCACCAAGGGTCTCTAGCGTGTGACTTCCGGGCTTTAAAGGCATCGCTTCAGCACAAATCGTATCAGGACTATAATCTTGAATCAATTTCATAAAAAATACAGATTCTTCCATAATCCTGTCACGCCAATCTTTGCTTTTTGGCTTTATACACCCGTGAGCTATCAGCCTTTTATCCTGAAACACACTCCACCCAGAACTAGTTGTAGAAGCATCAATTCCAATAATTATCATGTTTTCACTGACTCCGCATCAATTATTTTATTAACCTTTAAGCCGTTCTTTTTGCATCCTTGCTGAAACCATTGATTGAATTTAACCTTGCCAACATGATTTACTAATTTGCTAAAGGCATCACGCCTTTTATTCCAATAACCATGCCCGAAAGCAGGGCCAGCGATACCTTCATATATAATTTCTGCCAAATATTGTCTGGAATCTTGACCTTGATAACTTCCAGCTACGCCAATATGTTGCCCGTAATCATGACTTTCAGGGTCAGCAGAACCAATAGACATTTTTTCAGGCGAATAAAAGAATTCGCCATTTACGTCATGCGCCCCGCCAGTAAAAGTTTTCTTATCCCATGCCTTTCCAAACTCTTTAGTCCGATTATAGACAGAAGGCTCACCGGCCTCATACACTACTTTTTCAATAATTTCGGTCTCATTTACTTCAAGAATTTTATCAAGGACGTAATTAACGACTTTTTCCATCACTGGCTTAAACATTCTTACCAGTTCATCATCATTTCTTGCGCTTTGCGCCATCCTTAATCACGCCCTCAATTTGCTTTTGATACTTAGGCCATAGCTTAATCACATCGCCAATGAACTTATTCATAGAAGTTGCGTAACTAATGGCTTCATACAACTGGTCAATATTCTTAATAGAGCACATGACCTCTTCAATCAGGCCGCTGGTAAGCAGGGTACCATGGCCTTTCTCTTGAAGCACCTCCATAGGAATATCAGTAGCATACTTCAGTACAAGCATATCAATATTAGTTTGTCTTTCGGCCCAGGAATCTAGTTTTACAACAGAATCGGCAATAGCCTGAATTTCAGCATAAGTCAGATAATCATAAACTCTTATACCAAAATCTTCAATTACATGGTCTTTTCTCTTAATTTCCTTCATTTTCCATTTACTCCTTATTCTAAGAAATCGTTCTTTTCAAGACGTTCCTCATAGTTCTTCTTAATCAATCTTGCAGTGGCCTCGGTCACATTATTAGCAAAATTTTGATGCACTTGACAATATTGTTCATATTTTGTAATGTTCATTAAAGTTTGGTCGAAATGGTCTTTGCTATGTCTGATACCATGCCGAAGTTCGTCTCCAAATCTTGTAAATTGTGTTCGGCAATTTACAATAGCATTTTCTTTGACTTCTGTATTTAAACTATCAATCTTATTTTGAACATTACTTAAATTCTTTTCAATATCTTCAATTTTCTTTAACATTTCGCCATTGATACCCCGGCCAATAGCTTTTAAAATAACAGAATAGGGGTTCCATTTAATTCCTGATTTTTCGACAATACCAAGGACTACAGCTATGATTGCAGCAATCCACCCAAAATCTTTGCTCAAATCAATGCTAAAAGTCTCCAACATTATCTCACCCCACATCATTTATTATTTGCGGATTTTATAGCCTTCTTTCGTCTTTGATACCTTCACATACAAAGGTGCTTCGTCAAAAGGATTCTTGACTTTGATTGTAATATCATTATAATCAATATAAAGATAATTTTTACGCACGTTTACAACCTTATAATACCCTTTTGGGATTTCTGCCTTTTCTTTGATTCTACAGTTTAAAGGCATATTTTGTGAAGGCTTGAAAGCCTGAATTTTATCACAATAATAAACGTAGGGGCAAATTGTTTGTGTGACTCGGCATTGATTTTTTTCTACATATTCACACATTTTTTATCACCTTAAAAAAAGAGGATAGACAAAATTGTCTATCCTCTTAATATTTAAATTAGGTTACAGTTACATTAACATATGCGGGGGAAACATTGGAGTCTTTTAGGGCCACTTCAATTACAGCAACGCCAGAAGTAGCACCAGCCTTTACTACACCATCTGCACCAACAGTCAAGTCAGTAGCAGTAGCTACAGGAGATTGTTCTTTTGTAAAGGTAAAGTTACTATTATCCTTCCGCTGAGAAGCCATACCCTTACCGAATACAGCACGAACGATTAGAGCTTCAGAAGCACTAGCAGCTAGTTCTAAGTCAGCGTTTTCGACGGCAATAGCCACGACTTCGTTCTGCCACTTGGCGCCAAAAATCTCTTGGGTCATAGTGCCATAATAAGGGTCATCCTCACAAGAGCTACCATCAAGAACAGCTAAAGCCATACCAGTTAGGTTGATAGTAGCAGCAGAAGTAGCGGTTAGAGATAGATTTTGAGAACCCTCCAGCTGGTACTGAGGTATATCAACAATCAGACGGCCATAACGAGTAGCGTCAGACTGAGAACCAACCTTACCAGAGTATAGGTCAGTCATAATCACTAGATGGACAGTGGAAGGCACATACTGTGACTTAATAGTGATAAAATCAGCATTAGCATTTTGATAAAAATACTTCACACAATAAGTAGCAGAAGCATCACCACCAGGAATATCCATCTTTTTGCCATCAATAGTACCAACAGTCCAGTTATCATCGGTGGGCTTTTTATACCAACCAATCATAGAGCCATCAAAGGCAATAGGGGTTTCGGTGGTGGTAACGCTGCCATCAGCACCAGTAGTTAGTTCCTCTTCCTTTACAGAAATACCGCCTTTTTCAACAGGCACGCCCAGAGAAAGAGCCATATATTGAAGGTCGAACATTGCATCAGTTAGAGTACAAGTTAAGCTGGAATCGTGGAAATAACGACCCAGTAGAGAGTTACCTATTATATTTTATACCAAATTCTGGTATAAAATATTTTGTGTTCATATCAATTCGCAACTTTGATACGGACTTACTATTACTAGCAGTCTCCTTATATTTTCATATAAGAGCAGATTATATCTTTTCCCCAGATAGGGGTGTGGATTTTTCCTCCGCCTTTAGCTTGCGGTTTTACTCTCCCACAAGGAGATAATCGTTGAAGGTTTTTCATATATATAATAACATACTTTATATTCTTTGTCAATATATATTTAGAAAATTCCCTGCTAAACATCCATTTTTATAGCCAGTTAGGATTTAACCATATAGCCATCTCACAACTTTTTTCTGCTTTCGCAACCGTTCAGCTTATCGTTTCCAATTACTGTTTAGGTATGTGAGCTTTAGGACTTCAAAGCATTTAACCCACAGCCTTACGCAAGTTACCCTACGCAGGGGGCAAACTCACCCTGTCCACCTCTGATATCTTCAGCAGTGATAGCAAAGTCAAAGGTGCTTTCGGTCAAAGTTTTTGCAGTAGCAATTAGTTCATTGCCCTTAAAAATAAGAGCAGTGCCCACGCCCGCAAGGAAATGATTTTGAGCCATATAACATCCTCCTTATTTATTTACAAAATTATCATACTGTAGAGATAAATTATCTCCATATTCAGTTCCAGAAGAAGCCTTAATCGCATTCTTATCTCCGCCCATGCTTTTAGCATAAGTATCTACGTCAGTCATATAACCTGCATACTTATCCTTCTTTTTCTTGTAAATCCAGTGTTCCATTTCACCGTCTTTACCAGCGTAAATTCGCATAGCCCGAGTAGACATGAATTCAACTTCTCCATAAACTTCCTCAAACAAAATAGAATGACTTCTGTAAGTCATATCCATTTGTTCTTTTTTCGTCATCCCATTATGAGCAGAAATAATAGCCATCTTTCGTTCTATGTTTGGCAAATCAAAACCAGAGTTTTTAACAGCATCGACTTCAGCCATCATTTTCTTAATCTCGGGGTTAATATATTCATCATCATAATGAGCCAAGTTCTGATACAAAATCAACCTACGGATATTTTCAAAATCTTTCGATTTTATTACAACGCCAGTATCTTTATCCTTTAAAAAAGGCTTTTGATTCTCATCATAACCAATTTCAGGATTTTCAATATGCAAACAATATCTCAATATATTTATAAATCTACTTATATTGATTTCGTCTTGAAACAGAATTTTATAAATAAAATCAAGATACGACATTTGAATGATTTCAACAGAATCAGAACTATTTTTGTCAGTATCTAATACAGACACGCTAGACAAAAAAATTTCACTGTCTTTCACAAGAACAGGATGAATATATAAAATTTTATCATTTATAACATAATCAACAGGCTTGTCAAAATAAAAATATGCCCTTCGATACAGGTCAATATTAAGTTTCGCACCCATAAGTTTCTCCTGTATCGCCAATATTTACAGCCATAAATAATTGAACGCCTGTAAAAGTTTTAGAATTGCCAATGACTGATTTTCCCAATACATATCTTGACATATCATCAAAAAATGTTAGTTTCCCTACGCCGCCAACATCCGCGCCATTTAAAGTAGCAAGAATCTTGTTCATAAACAAATCGCCTCTAGAAACAGGCGTTCCATTGTATTCGACAAGACTCATTTGACCACCATAAAGGAAGTCAAAAGCATATACAGTAGTACCGGTATACAGCTCATTGGCATGGATATAATAGTTGTACAGCTTAAAAATACACTTAGATTCACAAATCAAATCTTCCACAAGGTTAGTAAAGAATACGCCATACTTTTCTTGTGGGCCTGACTTCCAAATCAATTCTAATTTTTCATTAAAAGTTAAATTCGGCTTGCTAAGCGCATCATAACTATTATATTTCAACATCTTCCAAATATCTTCCGCACTATCTTGACGAGCAAGATAAATAAGTATATTATAGGGAATATAGGGCAACGATGACATTGAATTAAACATCTATCTCACCTCACCCCATCATACTTATAGCTTTAATAGCAAATTTTGCCTTTTGCTTAAAGCTTGGAAGAACATTAGATACGTCTACCCACATATACAGTTCAGATTGGCTCCTCTTTAAACATTGAATTTGCCATCCAGCAGTAGTTTGTTTAATTGCCAGATTCTCATTGCTCGTTACTATTTTATTACCATCTAAACTAATTTTTACTTCTGCGGGGACATAATCTTTACCTAAATAAGACGTATGCACATTAAAATCAATGACTTGATATTCTCTGATTTTATCAAAGGCCGGGTCAAGATAAATTTCAGGGACAGTAGACGTAGTATCAGCTACAATGATACTAATCACATCTTGAACTTGTTCATTGCCTTCAAGATAAGCGTAAATCTCAGCATTTTCGCCTTCTTGACCAATCACAGCATAGTTGCCATCATTGTCAATTTTTACAACTTTCTCATTGTTACTAAACCACAAAACCTTTTTATCAACTTCAACGTTGTTCAATAGCACGTCTGCTGACAGTTTGCCTGTAGAACCATTTGCCAACGTCATACTTTGAGCATTGATTTGAACTTGATAATTATATTCTCCATTATCTGCCACGCTGTTTTCTAAATCGTCCTTATCGTGCAGTTCATCAAGGTATAAATCCAAATACAGCAAAGTCGTGTCTTGCGAGTTCATTGTATTCAACAGAGCATTTTGATAAGCATATAGCTTAAAAGGCCGACCGCCCAAAATATACCTTGTGTTGATTTTGAACAGTCTAAGAGTATCTTTGTTCCCTTGAACAATAACCGTGGCATGGTTGTTTGGCGTTATAACATATCTACTTACTTGGCTAGAAGGACTAGACATATCATATTCTATTGCACAAGGAATACTAAAAACATTTCCGTTATCTGGGTCAACAATCCTCAAATAATTATTACAACGTCTTACGACCACGGTTTTCGTCAAGCCGTCATGTTCGTCATCAAACGTTGTAATCCAGAAGTTGTTTTCAAACTGATAATATCTGCCTCTAACAGTAAAATGGTTAATATCTCGAAATGCAAGTTGCACAAAGTCATGTCCATTTCTATCAGAAGTGCCTTGGCCTACAACATAATTCATCCACACTTCAATTTTTTCAAAACAGTCATTTGTAAAATTACCTTTGCAGTCAAGCCTTTGTTGATAAACGATTTGCTTTGCGCTTGTATTATCCCACTGTTCATCGATAAAAGCTTGTTGCAACTCACGATAATAATCATTGGGGGCTTGAATCATTCCAGATTGTAAAGAATTCTCAAAATAATCCAAACTCATCAAATCACCCCTTTATCAATAATTTTTATCATATAAAATACACTTGCTTTTACATTGGTATGGGTTGCTCTCATACCCAATCTAATCAACCCATTAAGATACTGGGTAATTTCACTGTTTTTAGAGAATAGTACATACATTCTATTTAAATAACTTAAATAGTCGGTTTCAGATACCAATGTTCCGGGATTTTGAACATCTTCATAAAGCAACAAAACTTTATAAATATTCTTAATCATTTTGGTTTTATACATCCAACCCCTCCTTAAAAGGAAATGTTGGACAAATCACCAACTTGATAATCAGTGATACGTTGATATACACGCTCTCTTAAACGGTCAAGCCAAGAAGTCTTTTCTCTAAGGTTCTGGGCTTCTGAAAAATTTCTAAAACTACTCGAATTCTGCAATTTGGCTTGAAACTGTGAAGAATTATTAACTTTCTTACTAAACCATTGAATCGTCCAGAAATCAGATAAAATTGCAATTTCTTCATTTGTCAAGTCATTAACAAATTCTCTTGTTTCAAGGTCATATTCAAGACTTTGACGGCAATCCTTAAAGAAAGATGTGGCAGTAATTAACATACCATCACAAAATTTTTGGAATTTTTTAAAATCATTGGTATAAAGTTTACTTAGAGCATAATCATCAATTTGACCAAGCCCCATATCCTCTATAACATCGAAAGAAGTAGCCATATAGCATATCTCCTTTCTTTTTAATCTTCAATATGGACTAAATCTTTTCCGCAAAGTTCGCCAAGCTCAGTTAGAATATTGCCATCAATCTTTGCCCCGGCTTTCCGCTGTTCAATAATCATATCAATAATAATTTGCTTCTGATTGTCAGAAACATTCTTATACACATCAATGACATTCTTTGCGTCTTGTGCCAATAGGCTCTTCATATCTGTATCAGACAGCATATTCACATAAGCATCTGCTAGGTCGTTTTCTTTTACAAAATCAGCATCAGTAATGTAAACCATACCAGAACGAATCATGTTAGGCATATTATTTACAATAATTCGTGCTTCACGCTCTAGGAAAGCTCGACTTGCATAACGGCCTTCAAGTGCCCAGTTTTGGTTCCCCCGTAGGACAGCAGTGCCGTTTGTTAGATTCACAAAAGTAATCATACGGTCATTCTTAGCAGGTTGAACAGACTCATTAGTCTTATTAGCCATCATCTGTGCCATAAGTTCCATTTGAGCCTTCATTTCAGCAATCTGAGCTTTTAGAACTTCATTTTCAGAAACAGCATTGTTAGTGGCTTCAGTAGCCACAGTCTCTTCTTTTTGAGACTTGGTAGCAGTTCTTGCCATAGTCATTTTCTCCTATTTTCACTTAATTTCATTAACTCTTTGCCATTTATATCCACCAGCAGAATTGCGTTTACCATTCAAACAATACCCGATATTGCTTCTCTGGACATCCGTCTTTTTGCTAGCTTCATACAAAGAATCAAATTGATTTACAACTTGTCCTTCTTTGGTTAATTGTGCTATGGGGCAATAATATCTATCTCGATATGGTCTTGGAGGCTCATCGTTATGATATCTCCACAAAAATCCTGCTGCGGAATATTTGTCATTTTTACAGCATTGTACAATTTGCCCTTTTGATATTTTCTTTTTAGAAAATTCGTTCACAAATTCACACGCCATTGGAACAGTGTCAAAAGACCTGATAAAATTACCATCTAAATCATATTGGTCTACAGTAGTTCCTAATTTCCCCATTTCTTCATAATAATTCATAGGTGCTTCGTTATCAAACGCCCATAAATATCCGCCACAAGACAGACACCTTTTATAACAGCAAGAAGAAATTTGAATAACCATTTTACCAACTTCAGCAGATGCTTCAGCAATAGAATTGTATCGACGAATAAATTTCCCGTCTTTAGAATATTGATTAACCGGTTTCACATTGCCCTGCTCTCCGCCTGGTGTTAAATTATAGCCGTTGCTATTTTCAGCATACATAAAAGTATTGTATTTTGAAATATAATACTTTTCTCGTTCACTTAACTGTTGTTCAGAGCATTCTTCAAGAACTCCCCAAGAAAAATTATTTTTACCATACTTTTGTATAGCTCTATGGATAGGATAATCATCTTTTGTCGCTTTATGCACATACCAACGATTTTTAATATTCACAGATTGACCAATATAAGATTTCCCGTTAATTTTATTAGTAATCTTATATATTCCACAAATTGTCCTCATATCACAATCTCCTGTCAAAGATTATTTTCTCCTTACAAAATAATTTAGTTGTGACAGCAACTAAAAAGGTAGCTACTCCCTGTCTTTTGTAAGGAGATTTATTTAATTGTTAATACAATTTAATTTAATCAATCGGTAATCTTATAAATACCAGCTTTAGCAGCAGAAGCATAAGTCGCAGCCCAATTTTTTCTCATGGAATAATTCTGGGTCAAATCCCCATTTTCATAGAACTGATTGCTATTAGTCAGAGCATTGCTCACGGCAACCTTAACCAGCTTATCAACGGCAGGAGACACCACAAACACAGTATCATCGGGCAGGACTAGGCCACCAGCCTTAGAAGCAGCATTCTTTAGACGCATAACGTCATAACCATAAACGTCCTTAATTAGTTCGATGGAACCACCATTGGCATCAAAATTGCCACGATAGCCAAGAGCAGAATCAGGCAGAACCTTCATCAGAGCAGTAGCGGAACCGACAATCATAGGACGAGAACCAGCGTTATAGACTTCAACAGTTTCAGCCATCTTAACTAGCTTACCCATATCAAAAGCACCAGTAACGTTATAAGTGCCTTGAGGAATGGCGGCTAGACCAGTGGTTAGAGCGTCCAGAATGTCGGCATACATAGACTGCTCGATAGCCAGAACAACACGGCGAATAAAGTCAACGATATCTTCCTTACCAGCCATCACACGGTACATATCAACGTACACAGTGACGATGTGTTCGACAGGAGAAATCACAACATCAGCAGCAAAGTCCTTCTGACGATGGATAGTGCGTTCGCCAGTACCACAAAAATGTTCACACAAAGACGCAACTCTTTATGCAGTCTTGCCACGCACTATAGCAGACCTCTTATACTTTCGTATAAGTTCAGATTATTTCTTCACCCTTTAAGGGGCCATATTTTTCAACTGTCATTAGCTTACAGTTTACTCCTCCATAAGAGGATAATCGTTGAACCTATTCCTATTCGGAATGTGGATGCTAAACACCCATTATACAGATACTTAGGATTTAACCTTATATCTATCTATCTTACTTTTTTCTACTTTCGTAACTTTCACGTTTAGGCTTGTTTCATCCTTACGTTGTAGTGAAGATAGCTTTAGGGATTCAAAGCAGTTAACATGGAATACTTGCTAATCGCTTAACAAGCAGGGCGATAGTTACCCTTAGAAACAGTGAAGAACTGATTAGGCATAATCTTGAACTTCACAATGTCGCCTAGAGAGACAAAGCGTAGGTCAGCAATTAGACCAATAGTATCAGTTAGGGTATTGGGCAGAATAGCATTGACAGTCGCATCCACTACGGACATAAACGCAATATGTTCACACAAAAACGCAACTTTTTGTGCAGTCTTATCGCTACCCACGACAGACCTCTTATGCTTTCGCATAAGTTCAGACTATATCTTCATCTTGTATATCTTTCATTTGTACTATTAAACGACTATACTCATTATCGGCCAAATAACGAATATTAGCAATAATTTGTTCTTTAGTTGGAAGCTCTCCGTTGCTTTGATATCTTAACACTTTTATGTTATTGGATATGGTATATTCATCTCTGATTTTATCTTGCTCAATTCTATCCTTGTGCCAATACCAACCGTCATATTCAATATCAATCTTAATGCCATTATAATTTAATAGACAATCATATGTATAAGAGCCAAAAAGATACTGTTGAGAACAATTTTCCTCTCCAAAAATATTTATTACCATGTCAAACAATTTTTGTTCAAAGCTAGAAACTCGGATTCTTCCGTGCCTTTTTAAGGTTTCGACAGACTTCCTTCTAATCTCAGGGTCACACTGTGAACTTTCACCACCGTATTTTATAACACAAGTATTTTTAGCTTTATCCACAATTTCTTTTAATTTCATTGGGTTTACAACCCCATACTTTTCTAAAAAAGTATTCAGTCTTTTTTCTTTAAAAAATTCTGTCTTCATCGGGTGGCTTTCACCATATTTGGACATACAAGTGTCTTTAAATCTTTGTTGTATTTCTTCAGACTTTAAGGGCACATCTACTCCATAATTCTTTATTAAAGTTTCTTTAACACGGCACCGAATTTCTTCGTTTTGCATAAAATGCTCACCATATTTTTCAACACAAGTCTGTTTTCCTTTGCTTTTAAATTCTTTTATTTGGTAAGGGAACGCTTTGCCATATCTTTTAACCATAGTTTCTTGCGTCTTTTTATGTCTGCATTTAGAACAAGCTATTTTCCCATTATTTTTTGTGCTTCGTGTATAATTAGTCATAGAAACTTTAAATTCAATTTTACAATAATCACAAATAGCGATAACTTCTTTATGAGAAGTTTTTTGTAAATCTTCTATATTCACTAAAAAAGGTTCACCAATTTTAGTACACACATAACCTTTATCTTGAAAATAATTTTTATTTCTAGAATTCCAAAGTATTTCTACTTTTTGCGGTGTTTTTAACATACTTTCACCTAAATTTGGCCTTAATATAATTTGATATACAAGAGTTTCATTTTTCTTCCGTCATTAGCTTACGGTTTTACTTCTCCTCAAGAGAATAGTCGTTGGGGGTCTCCCGTGTATATTATAACATATTTATATAATATGTCAATATATTTAGGGCTTTCCCTGCGAAACACCCATTTACATTCACTTAGGATTTAACCTTATGAATATCCCTTAACTTTTTTCCGTTTTCACATCCACACAGCTTACCTTTTCAAGTTACTGTTTGGGCATAAGGGCTTTAGGGATTAAACGCATTTAACGAAAAGTCTTTACATTTTACAATATAAAGAGGGCGTTATTTTACCCAGCGATAAGAAGGGTGGGACAGCAGAGCCTCAGTAGATAGACCCTCTGCATTTACACCAGACTTAGCATTAACTTCAGCAAAGAAAGCCTTATTTAGCTTTTCATGATTCTCAGAAGTCTGAACAGCTTTGTTGCAAAAATAATCTTGGAAAGCCACATAGCAATCAGTATTGCCAGCAGCGAAAGTTACAATTTCCTGATTTAGCATATTATCAAATCTCCTTTACTATATTTAATTTTCCTTAGTTAGACTCGCACTGTAGCAGAACAGTTTTCATAACGCCCATGCCAACAGCCACTTCATTAAAGCCAACAACAGAGAAATAGGGCTTACCAGCATCGGCAGCATCAGCAGCGGCCACATACTTGCCGCCAGCACCAACAGTAACATACTTCTGAGCAGTAGTAGGCAGAGTGCCACCAACAAAACAACCAGCATCAGCTTCGATAATATCGGTCTTGGGATTTAGATACTTTAGAGACATGGGACGACCCTTCTCGTTGTAGAAGTAACGAGGATCACTCATCATCTGCATTTCAATATTAGTGCCAACTTTGGGAGTGTTAACTAGCCACACAGAACCAGTAGTATCAGCGGTGGCGGGAGTTACAGCATAATTGAAAGCAGTAACAGTACCATCAGTAGCCTTAGTAATATCACCAAGAGTTACAAGAACACCATTATCTAGGTCGCCAGTGGTATAAATACCGACACGATTAAAAGAATCTACATTAGTAGCGGTGCCACGCATTAGAGAAACGTAGCCGTGAGTATTGTTTGCCATATATTTCAATCTCCTTTATTTTTTAATTATAGTCTGTCCCAAACAGAACCAGTCTTTTTAATTTCAACAGGGGCACTCATGCGAGTAAAATCCCCTTCCTTAGTAGAAGCCTTGGACATCTTATCAAACACAGAAGCCTTAACCTTGTTAGCCCAAGCGTCCACAGCAGAAAATTCACAAGTCAGACCCTCTTTGCGAGATTCTTCAGCCTGAGTCTTGTCCATAAACTTGGACACTTCAGACATAACAGCTTCAACCTTAGAACCACGTTCAGCTTCCATACAGGTCTGCTTGAAAGTCCGAAGGTCAGATAGTTCAATATCCTTTTCCTTCATGGACTTTTCATTTTCCATGATAATATTATCACGCTTTTCAATTTCGCTCTCAAGATTGGCAATTTTATCCATCGCTTCTTCCAGAGACATTTCTTTCTTTTCGGGTTCTACTTCTGCAAACTTTTGGTACTGTTCAACATTTTCAGGCTCAGAGAACTTTCTAATATTATCAGTATCAATGAAATCTTGCTTGACCTCAATTACTTCGTCAGAAGCAGTCAGCCCTTCTTCGGTTAGAGTAAAATTCAGACGATATAGATTCTGGTCACGATTCTTTAGAATGGCAAACTTTTGATTATCTTCTTCGTAAATACCAGAAATGCTATAATCCCATTCACGCTTTTGGTCAATAATATCCCAAATGCGTCCCCACATATCGCCAATATTCACAGCACTAAATTCAATTTCAGCCATTTCACTCTTAACCTCCTTTCCATCATCTAGTCCTATCTTTTTATAAATCTTTTCAATTTTATTTACAACGGCGGTTTCATCTTCTTTCTTGGCATAACCAAGGGCTGAAGAGAGCCCTTTTGTGGAATAAACCCATTTTCCGTCATAAAGCATCATAACAGGATAGCCAAGTTTAGTAACTTCTCTATCCTCCCAGCCTTCTTCCAGTTTCATACAAACCTTCGGGGCTAGAGACTTAAAGTTCTTCTCTTTAACTAAATCTTGCTTGGCTTTTTGGCCGTCCCATTCACCTTCATAAATATCATCTTTAGAAGTGCTAATAGGATGGTTGACATAATCTTCTTTAGCCATATTTGCAATACGCTCCTTGGCAAATTTCTTTAAAGGGGTGAGATTATGTTCATTCAATCCACTAAAGTATGCAGTGGCTTTTTCTTGAGAAAATCGAACGAAAGACACATCTGACTCAGGAATCGAAGGACGGATTGCCTTACCCAAAGTGGTCACGCCTACAATAGTAAAAGATAATACTTTATCGTCCATATCTTTACCATTTTCAGTGTTACACTTCATCTCAATGCTAACTGCACGTTCGTTATCGCTATCAAACATTTTGCAGTAATCTTTTGCATAAATCTTTGATATAACAGCCGTAGCGTAAGCACGGACGTACCCTTCTTCATCTTCCACAAATTCAATTTCTTGGTCTTTCGGGAAGAAACCGACAATATGCTCTTGCGGGTCATGCCCTTCTGCATCTAATCCCATAAAATCCATTTTAACAACCATCCATTTACCCAAGACAGTATTTGCGTTTTTACGCAATACTTCTTCAGAAATTTCTAGTTTATGGGAATTAGGGCGATTTGACATAAAACCTACTTTAGCGATTGCAAACTCTTTTTCGTCATAATCATCAAATTGAATTTGTTCGATATCCTCAACAGCAAAATTAATTAGCTTTTCCAACGTCTCACCTCACTTCCTTTTGTAAAATTATATAAAGGCTCAAGAAACCCCGAGCCTTTTAAGCAATTTTTCTAGTCTATTAGACTTTTTAAAATATACAGCCCCTTCGTCAATATAAGAGGGCTTGATTCCTGCTTGCTGAATTTCAAAAGCCAATTCTCCATCAGCCATAAAATACTTTTCTAGGTCAGAAGGCGTATCTCTAATAACCATTACTTATCTTCTCCTAGAAGCCAAAAATGATTCTTGATGTGCGCGTCAAACGAGGGATTGTCACCATAAATGTCAATCTTATTACACAGTAAAACCATTTGACGAACCACATTATTATGGTCTTTGATAATATCAATTAAATCTGCACACACATGGAAATCATTATTGTCAAAAGCAATTTTATAACATCCGTTAAGTTCTGTTTGATATTCAACCACGAAATCTTTTAATTCATATAAAAGCTCTTTTACAGAAGAATAAGACTTATTCATAGTGGGGACATCTCCGTAATTAACAGAGATATCATAACCTTGTAACCCTAAATCCGCAATTTCGTCTGCAAAATAACCGCTGTAACGATGTGCCATTCCATGATGGATAAGCAAGGAAGTTTGATTATAACTTAAATCTGCATCCAATGCAGATTGCATCCTATCAATACGAGCAGTCATAATAAAACTTTCTGTTACCATTTCTTGTAAGGCAGTAACAGTTGATGGCATTACATACGCCATTTTTATTTCTCCTTATCACATAGCTTTTTATTATTCAAGACTTTCTCTACTCATTTCGCCCGAATCTGTTAGCGAAGTGCTTTCCTCTCTAGGTCTCCCACCTTCGCCACCATTCTTTGTAGTGTTTACATTAAGTAAAAGACTTAGCTTATCAATCATTTCGCCAGCATGGCCTTCACTCAGACTTTGGTCAAAATCTTGCGGAGCCATGCCCAATGCGGATGCATATGCAGAGCTGTTTAACACAATACCTTTATCAGCCATTTTTAGCAGTCTATCAAAACGATTAGCTCTGTCAAATTCATAAGCACAACCATCAAAAACAAACTTAAACTTATACTTCTTAGTCAATTTGTTAACAAAGAAATTCAAGAAATTTTGGAATTGACTATACATAGGACGCATGATATTATATTGTTGTTCAACTGCATACTGAATTTCAGCATTGCTCATACGGTCAGAACTATAAATCACACGGCTAATGCCACCACCTTGGCCAGCAGAGGTTTTAAGCTGATTTTCGTAAATATTGTTGTTAGTATCAGTATACTGATACATTTTGGTGTTTTCAGTAGGCATAGCAACAGCTTTGACATTATCAGGTAAGCCAGACTTAACCTTACCCATAAACACACCTAAAGTAGTAGGGTTAATAGCAAATTGGTCAGCTTTCGTACCAGACTTAGCGTTATCAAACAAACGCAATTCACCAGCAAGAATAGCATACGCAGAAACCAAGTCTTTGTTATATTGTAGTTCTTCAATTTCATTGTTCCGAAGTGTAGATAACATATACGGGGCAAGAAAAGGTGTGGTATTAAAATTGCTCATATTCATTTTCCACGCCCATGCGCCATCAGTAGGTGATGTCTGTGTCCACATGGCATAAGTACCTGTGCGCTCATTCAGCACATTTGAAGGGCGATAATTCAAAATGCCATCAGACTTTATAAAGACCTTATTGTAATATTTCTTGAACGTAGGGTCAAAACCATCAATATCAACCCCAGGATTCAAGAAATAAGTGGTATCGAAATCAAAAAGCAAACCTTTTTCCCAATAACCAGTGAGCATACAATAGTCTTGGGGCAAAAGTTGCAAAGTGCATTTCATACCTTTGTTGCCCCACTTGGTCTTTCTAAACCAATAGTACCCAACTTCCGTAGTCATGCACTGTTGTACAACGCGTCTAAATTCAGCTTTATAATCAAACCCGTCTAAAAACTGATAAACACGTTGTTTATCTTTTTTGTATTCATCAGACTGATAATCCTCATCAGTGAAGGCATTTGTACAAACAATTTGAAGGTCAAAAGCTAAAACATTTGCATAAGATTCCAAAGTTCTAGCAAAAATAATGTCCCAATGCTTCATAAACTCCGTATAATCTTGCAGAGTAGAAGCGTTTTCTTTATAAGACTTCAAAGCCTTACGCAAATCATTCACAGTGAACGGTTTTGCAGAATTGTTAAGATTATTTAACAGTTGATTACTCATCCAAGGCGAGTAGAATCCTTGTCCATATTTTTCAGCTGTATAAATATTCTCAGCGAAGTTGATAACATCTTGAAGCTGGGATTGAGTTAATTTTTCTGGCATTTTGCACCTCCTCTCATTTTATTTTCAAAGTTTTATAGTTTTCCAAGTTGTTTAATACAAAAATCTTGAAATGCCCAATAAGAAGCAGGGCCAAAAGACCCATCTACTTCAAGATTATATCCAGCTTTCTTTAATTTTTCTTGAACCCACTTAACATCATTACCTTTATCATTCTTATAAAGAACACGAGTAGGTTTAGAATAAGTGGTTGTAGTGGTAGGCGCGTTCACAGTAGTTTTCTCCTTTACAATAATATAAGCATTATCCATACGATTTTCTAAAGTCGAGTCAACAGTAGTGCCCTTATAATTCATAATATAAGACCCGCCACCATCAAGTTTAATCACTTCAGAAAAGCCCATAGCAGAAAACTTTTTATACGCTTCGCCACTGTAAATTAAATTGGCTTTGCTAGACTTCCAGCCCATAATAAAAATATTTTTATTACCGGGCTTCAAACCTAAAAAGATATGCTTAGTAGCATACAGTGTAGACCCATCCCAACCTTGTCCCACAACATAAGTTTTAAACTTAACATCTTTACCATTTCGGATGACAGGAACACCAGCTACAGCATAACTGTAATCAAAACTAACGTGAGATAAATCCAATACTTTTGCTTCACCATTTTGGATAACAAATGTAGAAACAAATTTACCATACATTGGGTTCATATACTTAAAAGAGCCACTATCAAAGCAAAACTTTTTGCCGTTAAACTTACCGCGTTCTGCACAATACTTTTTACAAAGCGCAGAAGAACTGTCAAAGTCGCATACTAAATGGCCCACGGGCAAAGTAAATTTTTGGCCTTTTTCAGAGAAATTGCCAAAGAAGTTTGCGTTTGTATAAGTAGATTCTTTAAGATTTTTTTTATGTTCACTCTTTAGAACAATAGAAAATTCGTCCGGCGAACACTCAATAATGTTTACGTTGCTTTGCTTATAATATTTCATTCTATCCTCACCAAACTAATTGAATGTTTTCATAGTCTATTGCTTCATCATAGACAGACTGATTATATTTATTTTCAATCTTGCTTGCTATATAATTACCATACGCTAAACATACAGCTCTATCTTTTGTCATACTACGTGGCTCTCTAAGCTTCACACGACCGTCTTTAAATTCGGCACTTAAATTGATAGCTTCTGTAATTAAAGATTCAACTTGACCATACGGTAACATTGTTTGTGCAAATTCTTCACTTGTCATATCAAAATATTCTCCACTATCTTCAAGTTGAGTTTGTTTTTCTTGACAAGAAATTAAGAATTTGATATTATTGCTTTCAAGTTGCTTCTTTAATTCGACCCACATTTGAGCATTCAAATCGGCTGTGCCAATCATCGGAATTATACAAGGCAAAGCGTTTTTATCGACTGTGCGGTCAATCAAATCTTGAATTTTATTATCAGGAACAACTTGTAAATCTCTTTCTGTGCTTACAGTAAGGCCACAAGTTTTTCTATTACTCATAACTTTTTCTTTATCCCAGGGCATTGTCATACGATTAAACAACGTTTCTCCCCCCGACCTGATATCGGGTATGAAATAATCTGCATTATACTTATATATTGTCAGATTCGTGATATAATCCAGCATCTTTCCATTTAAATCCATATGCTGAATTTTTATAACCATTAGCACATCTAAGAATAAAACTAGCACCTTTCGGATGTCCAATATTTCTTGCGGCTTCAGAAGCAGAAGCATAAGTACAAATATAAACGCCTTCTAAAGTATAGCATTCAACTCTCCTCATTCTTCTGTTCCTGTTCGGATTCTTATTCATTGCTTCACTCATTTTCTTCTTTGTTTCAGGCGTATGATTTTTACCCTTCCAAGAATGTTCATGAGTTTTCCAATACTCTTTGAAAAATTCAGAAGTTCTTTGCTTTTCTTTTTCCGTATGCTTATAATGATTAGACCAAATTTCAGGATGATTTTCATGCAAATGCTTGGCTTTCTCAGACATTAGTTCTTTTGTTTCCTTTGAATGAGTTCTACCAAGCCAAATTTTTTCGCCATTAACTATTCTATCAAGCATTCTCTTGGAACACGCTTGTTTATATTCTTCGCTTCTTTTTACACCACGGCAACCGCCTGCGATTTTGCAAATATTATAGCCATAATCAGAATCATAAGACTGAAAATAATCCATCCAATATTGTTCTCGTTCATTCAACTTTTCTTTATGAACATCTTTTTCAAGAATTGTTATTTCAAAATTATCTATTCCATATTTATTTACAGCTTTTTTCATATAATCGTTAAAATCATTTTGATTATATCTGACAAATCGTTCTCCAAGGTCTTGCGTTTGACCTACATACTTTTTGTTATTGATTAAATTTGTCCATAAATAAATACAAGAGTATCGAAATTTCTTATTGTGCTTAATTTCATAACATTTCATATCACTTATCAACCTTTCTGCAAAAAAGTTAATATGTAATAGGGATAATCTTCATTATTGCAGTAAATCCGAAAGGTAGCTACTCCCTGTCTCCCTATTATATTCTGTAAACAAGTTCGTTATTCTTGTCTGCTTTCGCCTTCATATTTCTATGAAGAATAGACCATATCTTCTTCCATTTCTGGAAGTCTACTACTTCGGGGCACTTGCCCCTACTCCCTTACGGGATGGTCGTTGAGCCTTGCTCTATTCGAGCCTTGGTTGCTGATTGTCCAATCTATATTGTTTTCAAACATTCACGTTTAGGCTTATTTCATCCTTGCGTTGTAGTCAATATAGCTCTAAGGATATTCCAGCAGTTAAGTAGATTTATTACTCCTATGTTACCATAAGAGAGGACAATAATGTTCATCCCAAAATAATTCCCTTGCCCTGTCGGCAGCACCTAAACTATCACTTGCCGGGTGACCTTCAATATAATCAATATGACGTTCAAATCTATTGCTTTTCCAATGCAAAGACATTAACAAAATAATTGTATTATCGTTCTTTTGACTAGAAGTTGTATTTGCAAAAGCATAGTCTGTTATAACCAAACGAATTTCATCATCTTGTTTTTCTGCGTTACCCAAATCTTTTTGAACATACAAATCAATATTGCTGGGTGGAATAAATGCTTTTTCTATAATTTGGTTATTATTAAAATATTTATAAGAAAAGAAAGAATCTTCCGCTTCACCAATAGCTTCATTATAAAGCTCTTGCCGAACAATAATTTCAGGGTCATTCCGCAGAGATTCAATTAAGTACTCTTCAGTTTTTAATCCTTCTTCAATAACATTAAAAATATCAAAAGCAAATACTTTATAACTAATTCTTTGACTCATATAATATCCAGCAACGCAATTAGTAAATTCCTTATAAGCCCAATCTGCTTTATATCTATTTGAAGTAATATATGTAACCTTTGCTTGTTCAATCCATCGTTTATTTTTCTTAAATTCTTCGTTAATACGCAAAAAGTCAGCTTGCCTAGGACGGCGCATAGGATTAAATACAGAAGAAATAATATGTTTCTTTAATTGCATAGCTTCTTCCAAAATTAACCAACAACAGCGCTCGCCCCTACTGGAATCAACCATAGCCAACACCCGAATGCTCGACCCATTAAATGGAAATAACACAATAGCGATATCGTTATCACGTTTAATTTGAATCATGCCAATTTCCATAAAATGGCGTAAAACTTCTGAATGTTTCATAATAATTTCATCACGAATTTTACGTTCAATCATTTTATTAGCTTGGTCGATTGTAGAAGCAGTAATAACAATTTCTGTATTTGGAAAAAGCATACATCTGATGACCGCACCAAGCCCCAAAACATAGGTCTTGGCCGAATTTCGGCTACACATATCAAATGTAACTTGTGCATTGAACATCTGCCATAACATATAATGTTGATAAGGCAAAAGTTTCATTTTTAATCGCCATTCAGCATAAATGCCCGGATTATATCTAAATAACGTTGTCCAATCAATTTGCTTTTCTTCGGCTTCGTTAGAAGCATACCCAAGGAATTTTTTGCCATCATCATCATTTATTAACTTATATGTTTTAAAAGAAGCAATCTCGTTCGCATTTGAAACAAAAGCCATAATATCATTCCTTTGTCACAGTGGGATACTCTCGTGACCCTGCAATGAGATTTCTTAAAGGTCTCATAAGTTGTTCTTCCAGATGGTGACAACCGCAATAATCTTCATAAGCACTAATATCTTCAAGTTCTGCTGGTTTATATTTTTCCATCATAGCAATTTGATATTCAAGTGTTTTTTCAACTTCTGTCTTAGTGTTACTTTGAAAATTATTTAATTTTAGCAACTCAAGCATCTTTTTGATATTTTCTTGAGCTTTTGCAATAGCATTAATATCACCAGATTCATCAGCTTTACGTTTGCTGAGTTCAGCCTTACACAAGTCTCTATACCGTAATTCAACAACAGTATCTAAACTAAACAAGTCCTTAGTGTATCGGGCAAACAAATCATTCAAAAGCTCATAATCTTCTTCTTCAAACTTGCCCCAAATTCTTTCTTGTTCTGCCAAATCAACAGCCTTTTCTTTATCTTCGGCCATTTCGTCCGTTTTAGTGTCTAACTCAATAATATCATCAAGCATTATATCACTTTGCCAAAATCCATTGATTTGAAATCCTTCATCTTTCAAAATACTATGATAAATCATAAACAGATTCCTAGTATCAATAGAACTTTTTTCTAACGCCATATCATAGTATTTTTTAATAACAGGATAACTCATTTCAGAACAAATACACCATAAAGCTCCGCCATCAGAATTTAATATGCTTTTATATGTCTTAAATCTTGCCGTAAGACAAGCACGGCACAATGGCAAAAACCCATCATGAACAGGGCTAAGACTTTGGATAAAATATTTGTTTTCTTTAGCAGTCTGGCAATTAGGGCACCAATTTTCTTTGGTTCTATTAAATTCTGCCATATTTTCCCTTTCTCCTCATAAATGTAAGGCAAGAGTGGTGTCCTGCCTTACTTATGAAGGAATTCCATTATTTTCAAGTATGAAGAAAGACGATATTTCTACCACCTTTCTTCAAATTATTCAGTTGTATTCGATACCTTGATTTCTCAAAGGCAAACGGCGTTACGCCTACTAATACTGACAGTTTGGCTTTAGACCACTTATCAGAGATACAGGGCATTTGCCCCAATCAACCTCCTTTCATACTTTAGTCTGACAAATCCAGACAGTTGGACGCAAGGTGTTGACCTCCTCTCAAAAGAGAATTTGCTCCTCATCTTATCTCACCCACGCATGGAGCTATATTGGGAATTAGTTAAGTGTCTCACCTTTCGGCTGACAAGATGGTGCGAACGGTCTTAGCGGTTTTGTGCGACCAAATCACTACCGCTCAAGTTCGCGGGTCGATATATTCAAACTTACCCATGCCCGTCACAGGCCCCACAAGCATCTGTAACGTAATCAAGTTAAACAAGGGCAAATATTGAATCAAAGATAATAATTACGGCTCCAAGTCTTACCGTTATCGGTATATATGGCCACATAGGCACTGGGTCGTGCCGCCACCCTAATTTTCTTGGCAAATGTATCAATTCCAACAATTGACCCAACACGGGTAAATACCCTATCGCCAACCTCAGTGATACCAATAGCCTTGCTCTCAGGCCGATGTAAATGACCACCATAGCCTTCGCCAATATCGACATTATATAGATTACTAAAATAATCCATAGTCGTGCTCAGGTCTTTATCTTCGCCATGGCAGAACATAACATTAGTACCATGGATATTCTTAATGGCAATCTCCTGATAATTATTAATATTAAATCCGGCAATGCCTTCATATCGTTGCTTCATATAGGCCACTACGAATTTGGTTAGATTTTCATCCTCAAATGTAGGCCGACTCTCAAGTAGCCGCTGTGTATCATGATTACCACCGACTGTAATGACTTCAATATCCGTGTCCAGCCTCAAATGCAAATGCAACAACCAACGGCACATATCCTCAGAAAACCGAATAACAGTATCAATAACAGGCTCCCGCAGTTTTAGCAAGGAAGATGTGCGTAAGATATTTTCAAAGCAATCTCCCAAGATAGCGACCTTACAATCCTTAAAGTCGATACAATCAGCCTCAATTTGGTCAATTAGATTATATAACCTATGCCACATGATGTTATAGTCGTACTTATTCACGGTTTCGCCATAGAGGCCGCGTACCTCAAATGTAGACCCAGCATGAAAATCAGACAGGGTAATAAGCAAAGTAGAATCTCCGTCAAGTCGATATGTATTCTCATGTTCAGGTATCTGCAACGGCTCAAGGCGGCCAATGGCTCTAATCAGCTCTTCAGTAAATAGGTCATTTCTGGCCTCTGCCCGCTGAATAGCATTGTACTCAATATTGGTTGTGGACAGTTTAATTCTTTCAGCTTTGATTTGACTCAATAGTTCTCTAAGCTCATCAGACTTATCGCCCTCAACTTCTTGCCCCTCAGCATTTTTCAAAAAGATGCTAAAGACCTTAGATGCTCTGCGTAAATATTCCGAGCTATATACGTCACGATAGTCTGGGCCAAGAACAGTCTCAGCCCAATCTTGATAGTCAATTATCTTATCTTCAAGGTTCTGTGTCGCTATCTTTACTTTTGTTAGATAACTCATCTTCTTTGTCCTTTTCTATTTCAGCATATTTCCATCTATATCCATTGGCCGTTTTTCGGCCATAAAGTCCACTGCAAGCACAGGAAATATGAGTGGTATCAATTCCTGTCACCCGTGTTGCTTCTTTCATAGACTCAAATCTAGCAATCTCATTTCCATCTAAATCCATTTGAATAACTGGTACAGCATTATTGGTTTTCCCTTCATTCCGCTTGTTGGATTCAATTTTCTTTAGGCGTTTTCGTGCCATAAGCTCTTGAAATTCTTCTTGCGCTTTTTCTCTACGCATTTCAACCATATCGCCAACAACATCAATCATTTTAACAGATTCAGCCCTAAGTTCACGTTCATAGTCTCTAGCTTTAAGTTCACCTTTTTTAAGCCGTTTCCTGTAAGCTTTGGTCACGCCTTGCATATTGATATCATTAATGAAATCATCCTCTGGAGCAAAAAGCGGATAAATTCTTGGAGGTACTTTGTAAGAAACAATTTGTCCATTTGCCATTCGTTGAGTTTGCGTTTTTCCTTCTTCTTGTCTTACCGTAAATGTTCCAAGTCCCGGAACACGACATTTTCCATTATAAAAAACTTCACGAACGATAACTTCCTGAAATGCAGCCCACCATTCAGCGGCGGTTTGTATTGATTCCGTATCTTTCCAACGACACGCCTGTTTAAAAAATTCTTTGTTTGTTATCATCATGGCGTTGGTAGTTTGTTTATTCGCCATCTTCGCTTTCCTCTATTTCTTCGTTATCAATATCTTCTTCGATATTTTGAGTATCATCTTCCGTGCCAAAAAGCGCAGGGTTAGTTTCTCCAAATTCAAAGCGTGTGGCCTCTTTTAGTTTCTGTTTCCAACTTGAGCTAAATCTAAAATTAGCCTTGCAATATCCTGGCGTATCTTGCGGTTCACTATAACACTGCTTCGTCATGCTCCAAATAGCGACATCTTTCTTTGGCTGAATTTGTTTCCAAGTAAGAAAGCCAAAATTTCCTACTGGAACTTCCATTCCACCAAATAGACCTTCTTCTGCAATTTCAGCCCATAGGTTCATCGTCATACGGATGAATTCAACAGGTATACCACTACGTTTAAAAATCTGTGTTTCAATTTCTCTGTATGTTAATCTTGGTTTTGTTTTCATTTTTTATTCACCTTTTTTCCTTATAACTCCCTAATAAAGCAGTCTATTTTAACGGAGAAAGTTCCAAACATATTGATACACAAAGACTTTTAAGATAAAAACTCCGCAGTAACTATAATTTTATTGTATTTTTTACTATTGCAGCTTTTATGTGCCAACTTAACATTGTCCCAGGTATGTGTGCCTCCTTTTGATAGAGGTATCACATGGTCAACAGAAGGATAATTAGGTCCAGTAGCCAAATAATTTCTACCATTTTTAGAAATTTTATATTGTTTATCTTCATAATTACATTTTTTACCACATAACCAACATATACCATTGTCTCTTTTGAATAATTGTCGTAATGTAATATAATCAATTTTTGAACCGTTTTTAATCCTATTGTCTCTTTTTAATTTGTTTGCTTGTAACTTATCCTTACCTACCTCAGAGGCATTGTATTTTTTTATACTTCTTTTAACATTGTTCCTGTAATCTTCATCATTTTTATATTTTTCTCGTTTTCTAACATTAGCTGCAAATCTTTTGCACTTTTCGCTGCAATACATCCTGCGTTTATCAAATGCCCCTGATTTTCTTTTCCCTTTACATCGTTTTTTAACTCGATTATAAAATAAATTACCACATACTAGACATCTTTGAAATCCCTTATGCCGCAAATGCGCACAATCTTTTGAACACAATTTTTGATTTGCTGAGCCTCGAAATTCTTTGCCACAAATTATACACGTATTTGTCGTTTTTCTCTTCTCCTTTGAGTATCAAATTTAATCTTGCATTCTTTACTACAAACGTTTTGTCTATCTTTCACATAAGGTGAAGGTTCAAATCGCTTACCACAAATTGGGCAAATATTTCCAGTCACATTGCGCTTCAAATTCTGTACAATTTCTTTGCCAAAACAGGCCCAAAGCATTTTTTTATTACTACCTTTTTTTACAGTATAAGCATAAGCCACAAGGCTATTTACGACATAATCAATATTTTCATCAATCTTGTTAATTATATCATTTCTAATTGTTTGATATTTATAAAGCTCATTCTCATTGACGTGTTCATCATCACCGTAGCCAAATCTATACTGGTCTTTTAGCCATTGATTGTATAGCTCAATTACTTTGCTATTCTCTCGAACAGTATAATCATAATCTTGATTTAAAAGCATTCGCCAATCAAATTTACCGATTGTTTTACAATATCTGATTCTGGATGAAGGAATGCTATTGCAAAGACGGTTCATTGCTGAATTGTTGATTTTTTCACACTGCGTTTCTAACTTGTCTTTGGCAAACTGGAAAAAATACGGAACATTGGCCTTGGTGTAAGATTTAATGATTTTGTCAATCTCTTTAGGGCGAGTAGGCAGCCAACCAGTCTTAGCACAATCTATAACTGCATTGTTTTCAAAACACAACCATTTTACAACGTCAATTTCTTGCTCAGTAATTTTTTCATGGTTCCAAATCTTGGTAATATTATTTGACACGGGGCCAATATTTCCGGTTGTATACGCCTTAACCATTCCATCATACATAACCTCATTACTTAATATATTACCTTTTGCTTTTTTCAGTTCATAAGCCAAAGGAACAATGCTGTGCATATTACGTTTAGCGATTTTTGTAAGAGTTCGGTCTTTAATTACCAATGACTTGTCTCCATCTACATCACACATAATATATCGAGTAATTAAGTCATGGCAACTGGTATAAACACACTTAGTCATGCCAAACCACTTATCCAATTCTTCGTTTCTAACGTTCTTCCTAATTGGCCATTCACGATACAAATGCGGGCTTCTCAAGCAAGCTAATTCATCACCGTCACGATAATCTCGGCAATAAACTTGACCATCTTCCAACAATCCCTTTGGATTTTTTTCACCTAGAAACAACCATTCACAAAACGCATATAAATCAGGACTAAGAAAAGTATAATGGCCATTAACTCTAAGCCGCCCGGCCTTGGCCTGTTTAACCAAACTTTTTTTAGTCTGCTTTAAAATATCCCTTGAATATTGGTCTTTAAACAATTCAGGATAAATCATTAAGGCTTCTTGAAAATTGCTTTTGTTTGTATTATAATCAGTTGCACCAAGCAATCTCATCGTAGTTTGATAATCATTCCCAATAGAATCAATTTCTTCAATAGTTTTCTTTGTGATAATTCTAATTTCTTCGTCGGTCATATCAGTCAAAGTTTGAAGCATCTGATAATTGATTCTTGCCTTCGGAATATAATCTTCTTCAATATTACAATAACAAATTTCACAGCCAAAGTTCTTAAACTTTGCTTTGTAGCAGCTCCAGTTATTAAAATATTTCGCCATTTTAAATTGACTTTTTGTGAATATATATCTTATTCCTTCTGCAACAATATCGTGCTTATCACCATAGATATCATAAACAGTTGCTTCACCACCACATTTTTCTTGAATAAACTTATCAAACGCAAATGTGACTAAAAGCCCTTTCATCCAAGGCCCCCGTACCATCCTTGTTGGCCCATCCAGCATAATCCCACAACCGTCCATGTGCGGAATCACAACACCCATTTGTTTACGTTCAATCTCATATGTGATATCACTAATATAGTCCACAAGTCCGGGCACACTAGTTTCAAAATCATCTACCACAATGGCTTTGTCAATATCAAAATCTTCCCAAACATCTGTAGCAGAATTATTAAGGGCCAGATAAGCAAGATATTTGTTTTGATTTACCCCTCCGTGAAAGTTAATAACTTCAAAATCAAGACCACAAGTTAATCTATCCTTAACTTTTTCATAAGATGACTCTTTAATAAAAACAGCTTTTTTTTGCCGTATCTGACCAGCAGAAGCGGTTAAAAAGATATATTTTTCGCCTTTATACAAAAATCCATCAAGCACAAGATTTTTAAACACTTGAAAGAAAAATACATTCACGATAATTATTGACTCAGTCAATTCATTTGATTTTAAATTCAAAGCCCGTGTTAAACTCGAACAAAACAAAGAAATAACATTTCTTTCTTTTAAACTGTTTGGATTTAGTTCTCTAGGCGTTCTATCTTTTGCTCTTTCATCAAGGATATTAGATAATTTTTCTTTTTCTTTTACTAAAACACGATTGATAGCTTTTTTTCGCCATTCTTTGGATTCTTTCCACCAAGTGGCTTTATTTTGCTTTTTTTCTTCTTTTTTATACTCGCTTCTTGCTTTGTATAGCTTTAACAATCGCCGATGATAATATCTCTCTTTTTCATCATAAAAAGCATCTGTTCCAATGGAAAATACGTGTACCTGTTTAGACAAACTCATTCAACCATACCGCCCAATCTTCAATACTTGGTTCGTTTTCTTTATCCCATACTTCCGGTTCTGTTTCATCAGAATTTTGAACATACGTCTGATAACTCATCTCTTGCCATAACACTTGTTTATCACCTCCGTTATCTTGAAATAAATTCACAAAATTTTTCCATATATCCATGTTTTTCTAACCATTCAATCTTTGAAATATTTTCTCGTTTTGCTTTGGTATCAATATTAAAACCAATCTCTTTGCTAAAGTCAATATACCATTGCCTCCAAAGCAGATTAGCATTATTGCTATTTAGCCCTAACTCACGAACTTTCTTTCTTGCAATCTCAAAACATCTTGCACGGTCAAACTTAATAGGACAAAATTTATCAAACTTCTTTTCAGTATCAACATACTGGCCTGTTTTACGGATAGAAGGGAGAACTTCGTGAGTTATCCAACGCCTAAACTGTTTTGCTTCTGACAACTCACTACTCAAAATTAAATCATGCACGCCATATTCGTTGACAAGCCAGCCTCCCCGTTGTCCCAACTCAAGCCCAAATTGGGACTGAGTTTCTTTTGTAAGCCTCCACCTATCGCTTGCATCTACATGGTCTGTAATCGCTTTTGTTGGCCGCTTATATCCTAAAATTTTAGCAATATCCGCTCCCACAAACCAAACCATATTTCCATCACTTATGGTTCTAACACCTTGCGTAGTATAAGCAAATTCTTCAAATTTCAGGCCATTTTCACCCATAAAATCACTCCTTTTGGCCAAAATTCTTTTCACATACAATATACCACATTTAAGTCAATCTGTCAACACTTTTGTTGAAAATTTACAAAAATATTTGTTCATAAAAAGTTTACAATTTTACTACTTGACAAATTAGTAGTTTTTTGGTATAATTTTATAAAGAGGAATATATAAATATAAATATTTATATATAAATATTATTTTTTTATAATTATTTATACTTATACTTGTTTATTAACTGTGAATACTCTAATAAGAATTACTAGTAAGAAATATACTAATTTTTCTTTTATTCTACGCAGTAGGATAAAAGAAAAATTATATAAAAAGAAAAACAAAGAGGTAAGAACAAATGTTAACGCTATACTCAGCTGATTCAAAAATAAACCAAAAACAATTTTACACTACTTCAGGAATTTACGCAATATGTTATGAAGAAAAAATTATTTACATTGGACAAAGTCGACAAATAGGAAAAAGAATAGCAAGCCATATGAGTAAAACAAAGCTAGAAAGAACTATTAAATTACAACAAAGAACAATAGAAGAAGGTCGTCCAATCAATTATCAATACGCAATCAAATTATATCAATTTATCAAAGAAAATAGAAAAGATATAAAATTTTGCATCCTAAAAGAATGTTCACAACAGTTTTTAAATAGCGAAGAAGAAAAATTTATCAAACTCTATACTCCAAAATTTAATTATGCAGGAATTAAAATCCCTTTCATATCATATTCACCAAAAAAGTAATTCAATATACTTTCAGCAAGTCTATCTTGTTCTTTCCGTACAGAAAATTTCAATATTTTTGCTTCTAAAATCTTTTCTAATCCCTTTGCCATGTAATTTGACATCTGACATTTTAAAGCCGACTCTAACTTTAAAATCATGATAAATTTCAATATAAAATAATCCTTGACTTTGCACGAAGTAAATGCTATACTAATCATGCGAGGTGAAATCAATGGCTAGAACAAAGCAGGGGCGAATTGTAGTTCAATTTCCTGGAACGCCATATGTAATCTATGACTTAGATTCAAAACGCCCCAGGTTTGAGCTTTACGATAAAACCAAAAAGATTGCAAAAAGCAAATCTGATAATCCTTTGGATTTTGATAAAATTGTTTTTGGAGATGATTTCAATGCTGAATTTTCTGAAGAGCTTGAAACAACGGCAGCAAGAAGAAAAAGAAGAACTAAATCAGCTGATAAGTAAAAAAGAAAACCTTCAAGAACAAATTGACGAGCTTTTTAAACGCAGAGATATAATGCAAATTGATTTTAGGGCACAAAAAGAGACCCTTGATAAGCAAATTGCGGATGCTCAAAATCAACGGAATGAAAAGTTGGAATCTATCCGATTGGCAGAATCAGGCTTTAGCGAACTTGAAGAAATTGGATATGAAAAATATATTCCAACTATGCTTAGCGATGACATTGAACGCAAAATCTTTAAAGTTGAATTAGATATTGGTGAACTTATGGCCAAGGATAATGTTATTATTATCGAAAGACATTATACTATTGACAAATCTACCTCAAAAGGCGAAAAATTCCAAAAAGTATTTGGTAAAAATTTATTAACAGGATTCAATACTTATGTTCAAGTTAAAACAAAATCTGTAACCGAAAATAATTATAATAGAACTTGCGAATTGATTAAAAATTCCTTTGAAAAATTTAACAAGCAAGGCAAAATGGTCGGAATTTATTTTAATTCTAAATATCTCGATTTGTGTATTGAAAAGCTAAAGTATATTCTTGAGCTAAAGATTAAAAAAGCAAAAGAAAAGACCGAACTTCATGAAGAGCGCAAACGTATGAGAGAACAGGAAAAGTTGCTGGAAGAAGCCCGCAAAGAAAAAGAAAAACTTGAAGCTCAAAAGAAAGAACTAAATAAATTATTCTCCAAACAATTAACCGAGCAAGAAAGAAAAACAGTTAATAATAAAATCGCCAAAATTGATAAACGTATTAGAGATATTGACTGGCGAATAGAACACACTTCTGCTGGCTGGCTTTATATTGCTACTACACCATGCTTGCAAAATATGGTAAAAATTGGTTGTACTCGCCAGCTTAATCCTTTACTAAGATTAGCTCAATTATCAAGCGCTTCCGTCCCTTATCCCTTTGAATGCAAAGGGTTAGTTTTTAGCGAAACCGTGTTTGATTTAGAAGCAAAAGTCCATCAATATTTTGATACACAGAGAGTAAACAAAGAAAATTCTCACAAAGAATTTTTCTATATAAACGAGCAGGAAGTAATCAATGTTTTAAAAAATCATTTTAATCAAGAAGTTCATTTTATTAACGAGAACTGGCTTGAAGAATCTTTAGATACGTAAAATTTAATAAAAATTCATATAATATTCATATTTTATTCATATCTTTATAGTATAATAAAATTTGGTAGGACAGAGGATAGCTACCTTTGCTATTGCCCTCAACAATAGCTAACTACCAAATTTTATTATATTTGAGGGATATGAATATGAGCGAAATTTGGAAAGATGTTAAAGGTTACGAAGGATTGTATCAAATAAGTAGTTATGGACAAGTCTATTCGATAAAAAGAAAACGTGTGTTAAAGCCTGTCAATAGTCATCATGGGTATAAAAGAATCCGTCTTTACACAGGTTCACAAAATTGGAAAACATTTGCTTTACATCGCCTTGTGGCAATAAATTTTATTCCTAATCCAAACAATTATCCAGAAATCAATCACAAAGATGAAAACCATACTAACAACACTGTTGATAATTTGGAATGGTGTACTCGGGCCTATAATGTTAATTATGGAACAAGAATAGAACGGACTTATGTTCCTGTTATTATGCTTACGTTAAATGACAAAATTATTAAAGAATTTCGGAATCAAGTAGAAGCTTCTAAAGAAACTCACATAAGACAAGGCTCAATTAGTAATTGTTGCCGAGGTTTTGCAAAAACCGCCGGTGGATACAAATGGAGGTACAAAAATGGTTGATAATGTTAATAATCCTACTCATTATACTCAGGGGGAAATCGAATGTATTGATTGTATTAAAGCCGCTATTATTAACAAAACTGGTATTAAAGCATTTTGTGTTGGCAATGCCATTAAATATCTGTTCCGCTATGAAAACAAGAATGGCTTAGAAGATGTAAAAAAAGCGCAATGGTATATCAACCGGTTAATTCAAGAATTTAACGAAGCAGAATCAAATAAATATCCTGTGTACAATGGTGTCAAACCAGACGGATGCTATGAATGCGCTTTTTGTGAAGATGACGAAGATAAAACGCCTTGTAAGAATTGTAAGGGTACGGCCATTCCCGGAACAGAAGAATATAAAAATCGCCCATATTATTTCCAATGGTCTAAAGATGAAAAATAATACTTGACAAACTGGTTAGACTGTGTTATATTATCCGTGGAGGAACCGATATGACACAGTTTAACAATAAAAAAATCAATAGGTATCTTGATATGGCAAAGGAAGCTAGTAAGCAATCTGACTTTACTAAGCATCATCTTGGAGCTGTTGCTATTTATCGTGGCAGTTTGCTTGCCACAGGATGTAATTCTTGTAAAACTTCGCCTATTCAAAAGAAATATAATAAACTAAGAAATTATCGTATTGAAGCCCCATATCAGAACACAAATTCTGTCCATGCAGAATGCGCTTGTTTGAGTAAAATTCGATATCTTGATATTGATTTTAGCAAAGTTAAACTTTATGTTTATCGTGAGCATAAAGACGGTATTAAAGCATTAGCTAGGCCATGCCCAGCTTGTCAAAAGATGATTAAAGATATGGGGATTAAGGAAGTTTGGTTTACAACAGAAAATGGTTTTGGATATGAATGGATGGAAAATTAAACAACTACTAATGCAAATTGGTGATAGAATGAAAACATTAGAGTGGATTGATAATGCTGATAGTTGGCTTTGTCCAGTGTGCAGAACAGAAATATGGAGCCCGGCAGCATATAATTATCATTGCCCTGGATGTGGATTCATTGCGGAAAGAGATAAAAATAAATTTTCTATTTTTCAGGAGGAGAAAAGATGAGTAATAAAACAGAATTTATTGAAAATATGGATAAAGAAGATTTTGAAAAAGGCTTAATTAAATTTAATATCCCGGATAAAGATAGAACCAGTAGCCTCAACGGAGAAGGAGTCTGGGGATGGGTAACTCAAGAAGATAAAGAAAAACATGATGATAATGCATATAAAGGCAAAATTACCGCAATCCTTGTCAACCATCCTTTAAACTATTATGGAGTTCTGAGATGGGGCGACGAAGTAGTATTACAGTGCCATGGAAATAGTAGACCTACTCTTGCCCCTGATTGGGTGAAAGAAAATCTACAAGGAGGCTAATAATGGCTGAATACATTAAGCGAGAAGCTGTGATTGATTTAATCACACGTCGGTACGAAAATTCAGAAATTTGCACGCAGGAGATCAACAGCATTCCAGCCGCTGATGTTGCCCCAGTGGTGCATGGGCGGTGGGAAAATGGCAACCCAATTTGCCCTGTATGTGGCGAAGATAAATTCAAAAATTTAGATGCAGATATTTGGTGTGATTGGTTGCCAGACTACTGCCCAAACTGCGGAGCTAAAATGGACGGAGGTGTAGAATAATGGCAAAGTATTTCAGAATCACAGAGATTGATGCCACTACTTTTAAGCGCATGACTGGTAATGAGCTTGATTGTCTGCAAGTGGCACTGTTTGCGGATGATGGAAATGTGTATGTTGCTGTCGATGAAGATTGGCAAGATTACATTGATGTCGACCTTGAAATGTTTGACACGGACGGAGGCGCTGACCATGACGCTTAGAGAAAAACTGATGCACTATACAAATGACCTTGGCGACGTTGATTTGAAACAAGAAGTTATCGCAACCATCAAACATATCGCGCAATACATGGACGAAGATGAACTATTGCATCATAGCCGGCCCCTTGCTATCGCCTATCTTGCACTAACGGAAGATGATTCTACACCAGTTGTGCTATGCAAGGACTGTGCAAGTGGCATGAAGTCAGATGATAATAAATACATAATTTGTTGTAGACTTGGTATTGGTATGGATTTTGATGACTTTTGTTCTCATGGAGAGAGAAAGGATGAAACTAATGAATCTTGAATGGTATGTATATTATTATGATATAAATAGCAGCCAACTTAAAACCTTCAATATTTTTAATCATCGAGGATTTAAAAATGCCATTGAAGAAATTTTTAAAAAGTATTATTCAATAAAAGAATTTAAAAAGGCTGTTAAATCTGAATTGATGTATTATTTTTGGTCAAAGGCCGAATGGGAAATTGTTATTTCTGATTGGTTTGGCAAACAAGTAGAGAAGAAAATTGATGTTTATGACCAAGTAATGTTAAACTGGGATAGATTTATTGAATGGCTTTATCACGAATTATATTATAAGTTTAGTTATAAAGAGGACTGAGAAATCAGCCCTCTTTTGTTTTGCGTATATTAAGTTGGTCAATTAAATATCTTTGATAAAAGTCGGAAGCGTCTCTTGCGGTTTTAAACTCACCAAGTTCTGGGTGGTCACGAATAACAAATTTTCTAATGGCTTGGACATAAGGGTCATTATTGTTGGTTGGACGAATAGTATTTTTACTGTTTTCGGAAGGTGTTAATCTTCTTAAATTGGCCTTGCGACAGTCATGTCTACAATGATTGATGTGGTCTACAAAGATGGTGGGGTCTGTTGTATCGGTGACAAAACGATGTAAGAATAGGGTCTTTTTATTATCTTGCTCGTCTGGGCAGTATGCACTAAAATATCCATAAGGGGTCATTCCCCATGTATGAGAAGAAACCTTTTCATAGTCATCTTTATCAATATAAAATTCATTGTTGTTGCTATCATAGCCAATTACAAAATCCTTATAAAAATCATATTTATTACCTTTTCGGTGTCCTTTCTTTCTACATTCTTTACTGCCACAACTTGCTGTTTTGCCAAGTTTAAGCATTTTACCCCAGACTTCTCGCTTTCGACCACATTCACATTTACATACCCATATATACTTACCATTTGAATCTTTGTGTACTAATTCTATAACAGTTAATTTGCCAAATTTTTGCCCGGTTAAATCTTTGTATGGTACTGGCATTTTTATTCTCCTTTATTATTGTTTGTCAATTCTTCTGCTGTAGCAAAAACTTGTGGAATAATTTTAATAGTTTTATCTATCATTTGTTCATGAACTACCGGAGGTATCATTTTAAATCTGCGACTCTTTAATAAACGGTCAACTTGCGCCTTATTAAATTTGGGCGCGAAATATCCAGCTACTTTTTTAAGTTCGCTTGGCCTTGAAATAATAAATGCTCTTGCGTAATGATTATAACCAAACTCTTGGACTTTCTCATTAACAGCACCGTAATATTGTTTAATTAAATATTCGCCGCCTTTATAAATATCTTGAACAGATTGCATTTTATGAGCTTTCATAAATTCAACTTTTACTTGCTCAAGTTCAGCCTTTTGTTGTTCAGTAGCTTGAATGGGTTGAGTAAAAACAACACCCTGTTTGGTCAAATAAGAATTTTGAAAAACATAAGATTCTGTATAATCAATTATCCCTCTTTTTCTTAATCGTTCCAATGCTCGTTTGAGAACATATTTATCATGTCGGTCTGCAATATTAAACCATTCAGATTCTATTTTATCAATATCAAATATATTACTATTAGTTGGTAGTTCAAGCGCCAACTTATCTAAACAACTGCGATATTCTGAGTAATGTTTGTTTATCATAGCGATACCTCTACGTAACTTGGTATAAGTATAGGTTTCTGTAATAGCGCCCTCTGCAATAAAATTTAGTAGAGTGGCCTCTACAAAGTTATTATAATTTTTTTCAGCTCTAATCATTTGTGTTTGCTCTGGCGTATATTCAGCCTTGACTATATATCGGCCTCTTTTTAATTTTTGTATATCATAAGATTCTTGCCACCGTTCCATTTGATATTTTCTTACATTCCCAGACCTCGATTCTTTTTCGCCCATTACCTTGCAAAGCTCTGGATAAGATAGTTCTTTATTTAATTCCATTTAAATTCCTCCTAAATTGCGTCAGTCGTCAGATAAAATTGCTATAACAGCAATAACGCTCTGCGTTTTGCCCCCTATATTAAATTGCGTCAGTCAGTTTGTATAATAGATAGATATATATTAACAAAAATCACTGACGCAAATTGATAGACAAAAATATAAGTTCTTTCCCACCTCTACCATATTATCACATCTTAACACTATTGTCAATATATATAAATATAAGTTAACAGATTGTTAATAATTATAAAAGTTAGGTGATGTAGGGCTGGAGTGAGTGGATGGTTTGGGATTAGAAGTGAATACGGTGGGATGTGGGATTTAAATAACTTGGAGAGTAGAGGTGGGGTTGTATGGTTTGATGGGGGTTTAGGCGGTTGTGTGGTGTTCGTGCTACTACTCGATTTACTTTAACGCTTTAAAGCGTTATCCAATACCCATCCCAGGGGTGGGTTTACATAATTTTACGCCGATAACATCAGTTATCATCGGGGATATACCCCCAGGGGGTATTTTTGGGAAAAAATTTCAGGTTTGACTTCAACTCATCACCGCATTAAAGCGTATCCACTTTGCCACAGAGTTTTCCACAGGCTACACGTTAAGCGGAACAATCGAATTGTATAACAACAATACTGTATATATCCACTATATACAGTTATACACAGCTACCATCTTATTCAATTCACCCAACTTCTTTTCATCTCCTTCCATTAAACAATATCATTCTTCTCATTCCCCTATCCAACCCCCTTCACCTTCTCATCCAATCTATCAAATTACTTTCTTTCTCTATCCTATATCATATCTATTATTATATTATATCATTAACTATATTATCTTCATCTATCTTATCTATTCAATCTAATCTTTATTATTATATTTCATTGCTATTATATTCTTATACAATCTTCAATACTATATCACATCATTCAATCTCTTTCTAATCTGATTCATTATATAGCATCCATTCCATACTAGTATAATATATAATATTATATCATATAACTATGATTATTCTATTTTATAAGCCGTGTTATAAGAATTTATATTCTACATTCTATAATCTAGTATCTAAAATCATATTGTATTATTTTAAAAACTATCTGATACAATCCTAATTCTATAATCAATATTTTAAAAACCATATTCATATTTTTTGAATATTCAATCTTTTCTAATTTTAAAAATATTGTAATATTAATGCTTTTCAGATTTATATATGAATAAAGTTAGTATAATCAATAAATACAGGCGTTTTTCATAGCTCCATAAAATGGAAAATCGTTTGTATGGCGTTTTTAAAGCCGAGGGGTATAACTATATAGCTCAACATAAAAACGCCGTGAAGGGCCTTCAAAAGCCGTTTAAACCGTGTTTTCCTGGTATGTACAATTATAATTATAATGTCTATCTATCACGGATAAAAAATATATAATAATAGTATAAAATTATATACAATTAAACGGTCTAAAATACAACTATAATTGTATAGAATGACGAACAAAAAACTATTGACAACATAGGTATATAGGTGTATCATAGTGATAACAAAATAAGGGAACGACATTTTAGGAGGTCGAAAAAATGGAAGTTTGCGTTGTGAACACGGTGGGCCACCTGAAAAATGGTAGAGGTTGGCAAGTAATGCGGCGTATCAATTGCGGCCTGGCCCATATCGAGCGGGAGCTGGTCACATTAGAAGAAGCCATCACCTATTGCAACGAAAATAATTATAAAATTATTGCAGTTGGTGATTTTTGGCAATGTGTAGAATAATTTTTTCAAAAATAGGGGAAGATTAAAATGAAAAAATTTAATGGTATCAACATCACTCCGTCAAATGGCAAATTCTGGTGCTTTAATTGTGATGTACAAGATGCCACTATTGTTATCAAATTGAATACTTTCCGAGAAATTCACTTGTGCCCTTGGTGCTTCAAGCAACTTAAAAAAGAGATAAACAACTATATTCCATAAAATTGTAGCCGCTCTTTTCAGGGCGGTTATTTTTTTATTCTTTTTCTTTTTGTTCAATTCGCATAAAAAAATCTATAAATCTTTGTACAATATGCCTATATACAAGAGGCTGGAAAAGTG